CTAAGAAGCAAGTTGAGCTGTATTCATTACTGTTTGCTTCTGCTGAAACCTGAGCACATCTGCTTTCTTATATGCAACGCTGCGACCCACTTTTGAGTAAGGAATTCCACCGCCGGTGCAGCGCAGCCTTTGAAGTGTATGTGTTGAACATGCTAAGTAAATCGCAACATCTTCTTGAGGGAAAAGTTGTTGCTCTGGTGCAGTTAGAAACCGATTCAAACGATCATCTTTATCTTGTTGAGTCATTTCCTCTAATCTAATTTTCACATCAACCTCCTTCAGCTTCTTTGCGATCAATACGTTCAATTTCAGCAATCAATAGAGCGGCAGCTCTTACCAAATCTTCACGTGGACTTTTTGGTTTCCAGTGTTGTTCATTCCAAGGCCAAAATTCGAAGTCGTGAGCGGTGATCTTGATGCAGATTGTTTCTTCTCTGAACGACACAAACAAATATTCAAAGCAGTATCGCAACTTGCTACAGAGTGTAAGCCGTACGATGCGGTAATGGTTGAGCAAAAACTCAAACAGGAAAATGTACTGCATCTGATTGGCGGTGAAGAATATCTTGTGAGATTGCTACAAGATTCGCCATCAAGTTTTTACAACCTGAGTACCTATGCTGCTGAACTCAACAAATTTAAATCGCATCGAGAAGTGCAAAAAATTGGAGAGAGCATTGCACAGATCGCGCAAGACTTAACAATCCCTGATGTTCACATTGCTGCCGAAAATCTTCTTGATGGATCTACAGCGTCAGACAAGGTTGAAAAATCAAGTTTCACTTTTGAAGAAGCACTGGATCGTGCAAGCACACGATTGATTGAGAAAGCTGAAGCTAGAGCAAAAAAAACATTCACAGGCGTACAGTTTAATCTTAAACATCTGGATAGCTTGATCGGAACGATCCAAAAGGGTCATTTTTGCGTGATTGGCGGCCGCCCGGGTTCAGGTAAGTCTACACTCGCTCAAATGCTGGCTTTGCAAACCGCATTCAGGCATGAAGAAGCCGTTTTGTTCATCTCGGCAGAAATGGACGTTGAAACACTGACAAATCGATGTATCTCAGCATTGACCGATATTCCATACGACAACATTCACAACGCCGAGCTATACGACGGAATGCTTCAAGACTTTGCTCGCGCTAATGATCAATTCAAGCGATTGCCAATTCACATTGAAGACAAGCAAAAGCCAACAATTGCTGAGATTCACTCATACGCACGTAAAGCTAAACGCAAATATAAGCGTCTGGGCTGCATTGTTGTCGACTACTTGCAGTTAGTACGCGACCCAAGCAAAAAAGACCGCTATCAGGAAGTTAGCTCAATTAGCCGTGAACTCAAATCGATGGCCAAGGAGTTTAAATGCCCAGTAATTGCGCTTGTGCAATTAAACCGTGATGCAGAAAAAAGCAAAAGACCTAAGGCATCTGACATCAAAGAATCTGGGCAGATTGAGCAAGATGCAGATCAGATTGTTTTGGCTAATCCAATTTCAGACAATGAAGACCTTCCAACAGGTGTTACGGAGCTGTGTGTTGTTAAAAACCGCCATGGTAAGCGCGGTGTGGTGCGTGTGATTGATCGTTTGGACATTTGTCGCTTTATGAGTGTGAATGAAGCGCAAGGCGGTGCGGCATGAAAAACAACAATCCAACTTTCATCGAAACCGAATTGGGCAAAGAAAAGTTCTGCAAGCACTGTCAAGAGTATTGGCCTGCCGATTCTGAGTTCTGGTACATGATTAAAGACAAGCTCAAGGACGGAACTGTGGTTCATCGCCCTGATTCAGCTTGCAAGGGTTGTTATGACAATGTGTATCGCAAAACCAGAGCTAAGGGCAGTTATCAAAAGAAATCCTTTCACGAGCGAGGTAAAGCCGCATGAGCATGTCAGTAGAAGAATGGTTGGCACAGGGCAACAAAATTACAGTGATTCAGGGATTCACTGGTATTGCACCGAAGCAAAAGTTTAATAATCGGGAAGTCAAGTTGCGTGGCAGGGCAAAAACTCAAACTCAGATGCCGAGATTAACCGAAGAACAAGCAAAAGAACTAAGTGACTGGCTAGATGCGAAATTAGGTCGAACTTTGGATTTGGCGAATTACATGAATTGTTCGAGCACAAAGATAGGGTTAATCAAAAATCGAAAAACACCATGCTCTAAAACCCAATTTGAAATGATGAAAAAGGGGATGAGAGCGATTGAGGGGGTAAGTCATGACTAACGTACATAAATTTGTAGCAGAGAAAGGGATTGATAGAGCGAGAGAGGTATTAGATGGTGCGCCAGAGTGGGCTAATTTTTGGATAAGTAGAGATCAATATCATTGCTCTGTTATGAGCTTTAAAAGGAATTAAGAAATGAATAGTCGTGAAGCGTTTGAGAGAGTATTCAGTAATTCATGTGTTGATCTCAGTAAAGATGAAACAGGTGAATATTCATCTCAACCAACAAGAATGTGCTACTCGTTTTTTGTTGTTGGGTGGCAAGAACAGCAAAAGCAGATTGATGAACTTAATCAAAATAATGAGAAATTGAGACTTGATCATGCTGCTTACAAGAAGGGAGTGAAAAATATTATTCAGGAAAAACTAAAACAAATAGAAGGAAGGAATTTCACTATTGCAGCAATGGAACGATCTTTCGTTTTAGCTAATGCGAAAGTTGATGAGTTGCAGGCGCGGGTGGATGCAGCATTAAAAGAGACTCAACATGCTTCACGGTATGTGGAGGAGGATATGCGTGGTAATCATGAGTTTCTACAAATGGCCATGATTCGAACATTTAAGTCTTTAGCGCAAGCACTCAAAGGCGGTGAAGTATGAGCGAATACATGCAGATGACACTTGAGCAGCTTCAAAAAGAGCACGCTGAATTGCTTCAATTTAATGAGGGTCTTGATAAGAAATATAAGCATCATGCGGCAAGAGCTGAAAAATATAAACGCAAATGCGAAGCAATCGAAAATCTTTTGATTAATCCAGTTGATCAGGATATGACTTTGAAAGCCATCAAGACAGTTATTGAAAGAGTGGGTGAAGCATGAACACAACATTCAAAGACGCTCAACGCATTCAATCAAAAAAGATTGCGCGTTCTAAGAAGTTCAATCGTGTGCCAACAGAAGACCAGGAACAAATTACAGTCATGTCATGGGCGCATCGAGTGAAGTTCAAAGACGGACGGTTGAGTGATTATTTATTTCACATTCCCAATGGTGGGTCAAGAAATATCATTGAAGCGACGAAGCTTAAAAAGATGGGAGTAAAGGCAGGTGTACCAGATTTACAGCTCATTGTTCCTAATGGTCAAGCTCATGGGTTATGGATTGAATTGAAAGCACAAAAAGGGAAGTTGCAGCCAAGCCAGCAAATCATGATTCAGCGATTAGAGGCTCAAGGCTATATGTGCAAAGTTTGTTTTGGTGCAGATGAAGCGATTAATGAAATTAAGAAGTATTTGATGCTTGAAGCGGCATAAGGGGAAAGGCATGAATGCGGTAGCAGCAATAAAGAAAATGGACTGGTCTAGATTCACTATTGATGAGTGGTTGAAGCAATATGCTGCATTCTTGTCAGTTAGTCGAATGAAAGGGGGGCATGAGCCAGATTCGCTAGAAGTGAATACGATATATTGGCTTGTAAGAGAAAATGATAAGTCAGGTAGAAGTAGTAATGGCAAATTTGTCTACTTGCAGATCGATGAGTATGAGTACGACCAAATAGACAAATTGATCAACTCGGTTGTAAATGATTCCAGTATTTGTAAGTCAGCACAAGTATGTGTGCAATTGTATCTTAAGAAAATGATTGAGGGTTTAACTGAAAAACAAATGGGTAATATGTTTGTTTATTCTGAATCAAGCATTAGAAATATGGTATTCGCAGGTCGTTATTATTTGGCGGGACATGATAAGCGTTTAGTGCTTGACACTTAAGTGGATTTTCATTAATCTGTGCTATAGTAGACGAAGTTTAAGTAATTTACTAAAAATTCTGGAAAGCTCATCATTCGATGGGCTTTTTTGTTGTCTATAGAAAAATAAAGGGCCGCTATGGACGAAGAAGAACTCAAGCAAATTGAAGAAGATTGTCAGCAGTTTAAGAACGTAATCAAAACGGTGTTTTATTTGGCTGTGATGTTATTTGCAGCTTATTTAGTTTGGTGTAATTGGTGATTGTATGGATGAATACTCAAGAAGAATGCAAAAAAGAATAAGAGAGCATGATCGCGCTGAAAATATGTTTGCATGGGTTTGTATGTGCTCAATCATTACTGTTTTGGGCTTGGCTTTCTATGGTGCATATAGATTAATAATGGGTTAGACATGGATATGATCGAAGCAAAGAAGAATCTAGCAATATACAAAGCCAATTTAAACAAACTGCAATCTTACAATCATTTATTTAGTAGTTATTCATTTCGTTCTGACTGTGAGCGAGAAGAAAGATTATTAAAAGAGCGTATTGAGGTGTTGGAAAATGCGTTCGACAAAGAGGCTAAACGAAATAAGAAAGCTGCCATGCATTAAGTGTGGTCAGAGTCCTAGTCAAGCCGCTCATTCAAATAGTTCAAAGCATGGTAAGGGTAGAGGAATCAAAGCAAGCGATGAGTTTACAGTCCCGCTTTGCTACAAATGTCATTCTGCATTCGATCAATTCAAATTAGGTGATAGACAAGAATCGGAAGCAATGTTTGAGCAGTGGTTGGAAAAGACTGAAAGGATGTTGAATTTAGAAAATAATGAAATATTTTGAGGTGAGCATGAAAACAGCAGTGTTCACAATCAAAGATCACTCGGACATTACTAAAACAATGTCTTATCTGCATACAAACTACACCAAAGCCAATTTCGAGAATAAGCCACTTGTTGTTCGGGTGGATCAGAAGGAAGATGACCGCAGTAAGGCGCAAAACCGCTTGTACTGGAAATGGCTTACACAGTGGGCAAAGCATCAAGGCTCTGATAAAGACAGTGAGCATTTATTTTTCAAAAAGAACTTCTTGGCTCGAATATATGATCGTGATGATGTTGGTCAATACAGAGCAACGTTTCAAGCAGTGCGCACATTAAAAGATGAAAAGCATCCTGCTTATGAGCAAGTGGCATCAGGATTAATTGAGTTGATCAGCACAGCGGACGCAAGTGTTCGGCAATTCACTGAGTACCTGAATGACATTCATGTGTTTTGTAATAAGCATGGGTGTTGGCTGGATACGCCAGAGGATTTGATGTACACGCTTGAATAGTTGTCAATTTCATATTATTAATGTTTCTCACTTTAAAAAAAGAGAAACAATCAAATGACAATGAATTCAATTGAAGTTGAAGCGGTAATCGAGTGTGCAAAAATTAAAGCTAAAGGTGATATTACAGTTGCGGTTTTAAACAATGCTGCAAGTAGTGGATTAATTGGGATTAATGATCAGAACAAAGAAAAACTTGTTGAACTCATTAAAAAGCTGCATGAGCAAATTGATGAATAACATGAGCCGCCGAAAGGCGGTTTTTTGATGGGTGCATTTTATGGAAATAGAAACCTATAAATCCAAAACCAAAAAATCACCGCTAAAGATAAAACCAAGAGCTAGACCACTTCCAAAAGCAAAACAAAATTATTTAGAGGCTGAAGAAGACTTTGAAAAATCCTTGAACATACTCGGCATCAAGTACGAGAAGAAATTTCAGTTCTTGTCTACAAAGCATTGGCGGTTTGATTTTCATCTGATTGAACACAGGATTTTAGTGGAAATATCTGGCGGTCCATGGTCAGGTGGACGTGGTGGAAAACTTGCAACAAAAGCTTGGAGCATGGAGCGTTACGATCGCGCTTATGAATTGGGTTATACAGTTGTTCGTATAGAATCAGCCAATAAATACAAGATTGATGATTCCGGGCCATTACAGATCGAATCAAACTTCGCCGTTTCATGGCTTAAAAGGTTAAAGGGGCAAACATTCAATGGACCAATACAGACCATTTCCCCAGACTGACTTTATCGACCAAGCTGAAGAAGAGGAAGCAATTCGCATCATTGCTGCGCCAGAATTAAAAGAATGGGTGATTGCAAACTTTTTGACATTGGGCGGAGAGCTGCACAACCCGGATCATGATCATATAGCCGAGCTACTTCATGATGACGAAACGTTTCTAGCCTTTGCATGGGCATCATCTGCATTTACTCGTGCAAAGCGCATGGTGTTGGGGCAATGTGAAAAGGTGATGTTTAATCAAGGCGGTTGGAAGAAAGCACGCCAAGAACAGCAGATGCGTGACTGGTTTGGCTTTGTACCTGTTTATCTCATTACCATTGATGCTGGCTTTTGCGAGCAAGCGAGTGATCGAGAGTTTTGTGCTCTGATTGAACATGAGCTTTATCACATCGGTGTTGAGCGTGATGGAGACGGAGAGATTGTTTATAGTGATCATACAGGCCTACCTAAGCATTACTTGGCTGGGCACGATGTTGAGGAATTTGTGGGCGTAGTCAAACGATGGGGTGCGAGTGATGACATTAAGCGTCTGGTCGAAGTCGCGAAGCAAGCGCCGTTTGTATCAGAAAAGAATATAGCTGCGTGTTGTGGGACGTGTCTGATTAAGTAGAGCCTTCGGGCTCTTTTTTTTGACTATTTAGGTTGACGTAGGTTGACAGGACTAAGGATATGGCGGCTCTAAAAAAAGAGGTAAAACTCTTTATAGTTCGCTCACTTGCCGTATTTAATACACCCACTGAAACTGCTGAACTCGTCAACCAAGAATACGGCATAAAAGTTACCAAGCAGCAGTGTGAAAAATACGACCCTACAAAACGGGCTGGTGAGAATCTAAGTGAAGAATTAAAAAATGATTTTGAAAAAACTCGTGAGATGTTTCTGGGTAAGCCCGAGGCAATCCCAATTGCTAATTTGGCAGTACGATTGCAGCGCTTAGAAAATCAGTACCAGAGGCACAGTAAAAATCGTGTTGCGGCTTTAAATATTTTGCGTCAAGCGGCAGAGGATGTAGGTGGGAAGTATACTAATAAAACTGAAGTCACTGGCAAAGATGGCTCACCTCTACAAACCACTGTAGTACAAGCTACACCAGAACAGGTTGATGCCGCAGTGAGGAAAGCTCAAGAGGAATACTAATGGATGTTCAAACGCACGTAGAAAAAAAGATGTGCGAGGATGACCATTTATTTTTTACTCGCCGTTTTTTCAAGCCACGTATGGGCTTTAAATTCATGGTCAATTGGCATCATGTTTATGTGGCATGGCTGATTGATGAGGTGGTAAAGGGTAATATTGCCAATTTAGTGGTTAATGTCCCACCTGGTGCTGGTAAAACTGAATTAACTACAAATCTGATTGCGCGGGGAATTGGTTTAAATCCACGCTCAAGATTTTTGTACTTGTCTTATTCTCAATCGCTGGTAGAAGATGTATCGGCAACAGCTCGAAACATCGTCAAATCAGATGAATTTCAGCATATGTGGTCCACATCCATTTCAACCAGCACTGATGCCAAGGCAAGTTGGAAAACCACGGTTGACGGATACGAGGCGGGGCATATCTATGCCGCATCGATGGGTGGACAGGTTACAGGTCGCCGTGCAGGTACATTAGCAGATAACGGTTTTACTGGTTGTATTATCTTGGATGATCCGCTTAAGCCTGAGGATGCTTTTAGTAAGCCAGCGAGAGATAAAGCTAATCGCAAGATTTTGAACACAGTCAATTCACGTAAAGCGAAATCTGATACGCCAATCATCATGATTATGCAGCGGCTTCACTCCGAAGATCCGACCAATTTTGTGATGTCAGGCAATGTGCCAGGAGAGTGGGAGCAAGTTTCAATTCCCGCTTTAATTGACGATGACTACATTGCAACATTGCCTGAGCATATTCAAAAACTTGTGCCATTGAGTGTGGAGCGTGATGACAAAGGTCGTCAAAGCTATTGGCCGTTAAAAGAATCTCTTACTTCGTTACTTCAATTAGAGAAGGGTGGTAAGGATAAAAGTGGTGCGGTGGTATCTCGTTATACATTCAGTAGTCAGTATCAGCAGAAACCTAAGAAATTAGGCGGTGATTTGATCAAAGCTGAATGGTTCGGCTACTACGATGAACTTCCAGCACTGCAATGGCGGGCAATTTATGTCGATACTGCTCAGAAAATCAAAGAGCATAATGACTTTACAGTGTTTTTGTTAGTTGGCCTTGGTGTTGATGGGAAGCTTTATTTGATCGATTTATTGCGCGGTAAATGGGAAGCGCCTGAAATGAATCGTCAAGCTAAAGAGTTTATCGATAAACATAAAGACTACACTTACGAAACTCGTCCGATCCGTTGGATGAAGGTGGAAGATAAGGCGCACGGCACTCAATTGATTCAAAATCTTGGCACATATGCAGGCGTTCCAGTTATTCCTGTTCAACGTGGCACCGATAAATTGACAAGGTTTATGGATGTACAGGTTCCGCTTGAAAATAACTATGAAAACAAGCCTCAAGATCGTTTTGTGATGCTGCCAATAAATGCGCCGTGGGTTTCTAAGTTCACAGAAGAGTGCGAGGAATTTACCGCAGCAATGACACATGACCATGATGACCAAGTGGATACTTTGATTGATGCGATAGAGGAAGCGACGGTTATGCAGAACTATCAGGAACCAATGACAGGTTAGATTATGGCTAAGAAAGATAAATCAAAGGATAAAGACAACCCCCAACAAGCTGGGGGTTATTTGTATTCACAACAAGCTGAAATCGCATTCCTAAATTTTTTAACCAAAATGCCTGATCTGGATGAGGTTTTAAGAAAGGCAGGCGTAACTCGGCATCGCTTAAGTGTTTTGATGTATGACGATGAGATTTATCAATGTATTGAAAAACGTCAAGACAAACTTGAATCAGCTCCTTTTAAGCTTGAGCCGAGTGAGGGGTTGCCAGCGCAGATTTTAACGAGTGAGTTAAAAAAATGGTGGTCCGAATTAAGTCTTGGAACTCAGGATGCGCGTTGGTATGGATATTCTGTATTAGAAGCAGTTTATACAAAACCTGAGCAACCATCATTATTTATTGAAGGTCCTAACATTACCACGTTTGTAGGCTGGAAATGGATTGGTAAGAAGCCAATGCAGTGGTTTGAGCCAAAAAATGACGGTCGATTGATGTTGCTTCAAATGTACAACAATCAGCATCGTGATGTGGAGTGTGACCAGCAGTTTAAACATTTCTTAACTCAATGTAAGCCAAGTTATGAAAATCCATATGGGGAAGCATTATTTAGTCGTTTGTATTGGTTATGGTTCTTTAAAAATGGAACAACAAAATTTTGGGCTAAATTTGTTGAGCGTTTTGGGAATCCACTATTGGTTGGAAAGTCACAAACCAACACAAAAGGTTTAAAAGATGCTTTGTTGTCGGCACATGCAGCGTCGGTACTTTCAGTGGATAAAAACGATGAAGTGTCACTTCTTACAGCCTCATCTAATGGAAATGGCGGATCGGCAGCATTTGAATCTTTTGACAAGAAGATCGAGAGAAGCATCCAAAAGGTTATTTTAGGGCAAACGCTTACCAGTGGTACGGATAATTCTGGTAGTCGTGCATTGGGAGAGGTTCATCTTGAAGTGCAGAATAACAAGGTGAATGCTGATATCCGAATGATTACATCAACCATTCAAGCAATCATTGATGCGTTATGTGCATTGAATGGATGGGAGCGGCATATCATCACCATAGGCGATGAACAGTCGCTTAATGCTGATAAAGCTGATCGTGATGTGAAATTAAAGAACGCGGGTGCTAACCTTAGTTCTCAGTATTTCAAACGTGAATATGGACTACAGGACGGTGATGTTTCTGAATTGCAGCAAAGCCTACCTGCACAGCACTTTAATGCATTACCCAACCGTGCATTTTCTTTCGCTGCTGATGTGAAGAAGTTGAGTGTTGAACAGCAAGAGGTTGAAGAATTAACAACTGAACAGGGCAACATACAACTACTGAGTCAAAAGCAGATCAATGAGTTGATTCAATCAAGTGAAACGCCTGAAGTTTTGGCTTTTAACTTGATGCAACTTATGCCGGGTGCAAGTCAGACGCAGTTTAGTACCAACCTTGATCGAGCTTTGTATGCGGCTGACGTGCTGGGATATACCACAGCAAGTGAGGATAAATGACTCCTGTCACTTTTCTTGAAGCATTAAAGTTTGCTGAGTCACGTAAAATTGTCTTGCCAGATGAGTTCTATTCAATGGATTTGAAAACTCGTCAAATGGCGACAACAGTGAGTTTCTTGTCTAGCATTGAGCAGATTGAAACGGTGATGAAAGCGGTCAATAAGGCGATTGCTGACGGTTCAACATTCAACGACTTTAAAAAGTTGGTTGAAGAAAATGAAATCATTTTAAGCGAACCATATTTAAAGAATGTTTTTAGGACCAACATTCAAACAGCGTATGGCTACGGTCGTTGGACTCAGCAGCAGAAAAATAAGGCTAAACGCCCTTATTTAATGTATTCAGCGATTGACGATACTCGTGTGAGACCAACACATATTGCGCTTAATCGTATTATTCGCCATATCGACGATCCATTTTGGCTCATGTACTACCCGCCGTGGGGGTTCATGTGCAGATGCACTGTAATTGCACTTACAGAGAAACAAGCGAAAAAAATTGGTATTACTTCTGATGAGGATTTACCAGAGGTTGCTAAGGATTTGGGCTGGTCTACCAGTCCTTTAACTTTTGGTGAAATGCAGGCGGTAGTTGATCAAAAGATTGCTGATTCAATTTTGGATAAAAATGAATTACTGAATCAAAAGAAGTCAATTCAAGCCGAATGGACTGCTAGTAAGCAATTAACTAGCCTGCTAGCACCCATGAATAAAGGCAGCCGTGAGCTATTCGATACGATTGCCAATACAGTGGTCCCGCTTGATCCAACAATCAGGCCAAGCGCAATTAAAACTCTGATTGATTACGTTCAAGGGAATGATTCAGCTTTAACAGCTTACTTATCTCTGAAACCAATCAGTTTGGCTGATGATGTTCTTAGACGTTGGCTTGTTGCTGATATGGGGGCTATTCATGCAGTCGCAGCAAATATAACCGCAACAGTATCAGGATCTAGCACGATTGCTTATGTATCCAAGCTTGAAGTGGGTAAGACAGTTACATTAGATCATCCAATGCTTTTTGCTGAAAATGGTGGAGAAATTATTCTTAAGGTAGAAAATGCAACAGGTTTGGGTATTGATTTAAATGTTCTGAATGCTGGTCAGGGCGTGTTGTTTCCTATTGGATTGTCATTTGAAGTTGTGAAAATTGAAACCATCAAAGGACAGTTGATTTTTACGCTACGGGCTTTAGTTAATTAATTAATTCTTATCAAGAGGCAGCCATATGGCTGCTTTTTTAATGGGTGAAATATGAAAAAGGATTTAGATCCAAAGACGTTACTGTTTTCAGTATCTGGCATAGAAGTTCCTAAGGGTGCTGAAGGTCAAAAACGTACATTTCAAGGTACAGCCTATTCTGGTGGACGTGTAACGGATCATTGGTATTGGGGTAGTGATGGGGTTGTTTTTGATTTAGATGGCATCTCAATCCCCAAAGTAACTCCGTTACTAGAAGAGCATGGCGCTAATCGTATTGGAGTTGTTGATCAATTCAACACAACACAAGGAATCCAAGTATCTGGTTATTTTTTGACAAACGATGATGCTCAGAAAATTGTGAAAGATGCTGATGACAAGTTTCCATTTCAGATGTCGTTGTACATAAAGCCGGGATCAGTGGAGGAAGTATCCCAAGGACAAACCGTCACTGTGAATGGCCAAGACTTTAATGGGCCAATTGTGGTTTTTCGTAAGAATCGTATTCGTGAATTCACCATCTGTTCACTCGGAGCAGATGAGAATACGTCTATCGAAGCGTTTACAAGTAAATCAAATCAACCAAACCAAGAGGACACCAACGTGACCGAATTAGAAAAAGCACAGGCTGCTCAAAAACAAGCTGAACAAGAGCGTGATGCAGCTCAGGCAGAACTTAAAAAGTTTCAAGCTGAAAAACGTACAAGCGATATTCAGGCTTTGGAAACTGAATTAAAAGTTCAATTCAGTGCTGAAGATAAAACCGCATATACAAATATGGATGATGCAACTTTTGCATTTACTGCAAAGCAACTGCGTCAGTTTTCAAGCAAGACACCAGAACAGCCCGCTGCGCTGGGACAACAGCAAACTAACATCGTTCCAGCCCACCTACAGCACTTGTTTAGCCATCAAGCTACAGGTGGTCAGGGTGGCACTGGCCAACAGCATCAAGGTTCAGCATTAGACAATGCATTTAATCAATTTGCAGCAGCCCAACAGAAAGGTAATTAATTATGGGTAAAACAATTACAGAAACAATCGAAAGTCGCCAACTGGTGGTTGGTGATGGTGTTCGTACTGAAAATGCGAAGCCGACCGCAGGGGTTGCTTACAAGCGCGGTGATCTTGTGGCAGTCAGTGCTGCGAACGTCGCAACGCATCCAGCCATCACATCAGGTGTGGTTGGAGATTGGCAAGCGATTGTGGTGGGAGACATGACAGCAGAACAATCGACATATCACGCCAACAATGGACTTGAAATGCCCATCTACGTGCAAGGTGCTTACGACTTAGCCGTAGTTACAGTAAATGGCACAAAACTGACTGAAGCTCAATACGATGCAGTGCGTGCGCAAGGCCTTAACAACAAAATTGAATTACGCAAAGTCGTGGGGTAAATATGAGCACTAGCTTTACATTTCAAAATGCACCAGTTGAGTTATTGGATATTCCACAACTCGTGCTTTTAACAGACACCACTAAAAAGGTGGATACTTGGTTGATGGATAAGTTCTTCCCTCAACGTGTTTCGTATAACAAAAAAGAAGTTCCTGTGGGTGAGCTTAATACTGCAACTCCACTAGCACCGTTCGTGATGCCTAATGTCGCTGGTCGACAAATCAATGTGGCAGAATCAGGCAAAGTTGGTTTTGTAAAGCCAGCTTATTTAAAGCCAATGGTAACCGTCATGCCAAGTGATGTCCAAGATACCGCCTTGGTCACTCAATTGCGTCGTTACGGTATTGTGGCGACAGGGTCAAATCGCTTAAGTGACGCTGAACTACTATTAATTGATCAGGCTCAAAAGGCAATTCACCTACGCCAGTCGATCGAGAACCGAAAACTCTTAATCTCTCGCGATGTCTTGTTGTATGGAAAGACCACGTTTGCATCATCTGATTTCCCTTCATATACGGTCGATTACGAGCGTAATGCCGCATGTAATTTTGCTCCATTGGTAAAATGGAATCAGGCCAATGCAACACCTGTGCAAGATATTCAATCGATGATCAATATTTCAGTTGAGCATGCTGGTGTCGCGCCAAACTTGGCGCTCACATCGTCAAAGGTTTTTAACTCATTGATGCAGAACGAAGAGTTTAAAGAAAAATTCATTAAACCTTATGCTTCGATCAGTGTGCCAATCACCCCAACTTTTGATGATCCATCAAAACCGCAGTTCCGTGGCAATATTGATAACATTCAGATTTGGACTTATGACGCAACGCACAACCTAAATGGGGTGTCAGAGCGTTTTATTCCTGAAGACTTCTTTGGTCTGGTTTCTGATGCAAACGGTTGGATTGCTCACTGCGCAATTCAAAACATTGAAGCATTTGGCCAGCCTTTAGAGTTTTTCTTAAGCCAGTGGCAGGAAAAAAATCCTTCTAGCATTCAGATGTTGGGTGAATCTTCACCGCTTGCCGTACCAAACAACAAGAATGGTCTGGTTGGTGGTCGTGGCTTTGTTTAAGGAGGCTTAAATGCCAAAGTACATTGCAAAACAGTCTATTGGTCATTTTCGACCAGGACAGGAAATTGAAGGGCTTGAGTCTAAACAACTTCAAGCCCTTTTGGATTCTGGTGCTATTGAAGAATTTAAGCCGCCAGAGGAATCGCAATCCAAAGCTGATGGCACAGTAGCTCAATTAGCTCAACTTGCAGCCGAAATCGCGGATTTGAAGGCCGATAATCAGAAATTGGTTGATGAAAAAACCAAAGATGCAGCCGAAATCGCGGATTTGAAGGCTCAGTTGTTAAAACTTGATGAGCAGTTAAAAGCCACTACAGCGAAGAAGCCAACATCAAAAGCGGCAGATGATGCCAAGTAGGTGTCATATGTATGCAACTCGACAAGATCTTGAAGCACGATTTGGGTTTAGTGAAATTGCCAATCTGGAAGCCATGCAGACATCGGTAAGTTCTATTGCTGATGCGTTGCAAGATGCTGCTGAAGAAATCGATAGCTATATTGCTGTGAAGTACCAATTACCACTACCGAGTGTGCCAAGCACATTAAAACGAGTGGCATGCAATATAGCCCGTTATCGACTCTACTTTCAGCAACCTACTGAAGAGGTCGAAAACCGCTACAAAGCGGAGATCGACTTTCTAAAGCGCATTGCCGACGGAAAAGCAGTTTTAAATATCCTCAATGAAAGCAATCAAGTTACTGAAGAAAAGCCAGTCAATGCGCCATCAACCATGCCAATCGGCACTACTTATAAGGGTGGTGTGTTTGGAGATGCGACTTTGGACATGATGCCTAGCGTCAAGTGAGGTGGGGATGGCTGCTTTTATCTCAATCAAAGCTGATGGTGAATCTGTAGCGATGCAGGTTCTTCAACAACTCGCTGATTTTGACAAGCGTAAAGATGAGATGTTTACCGAAATTGGTGGATATGGCGTTTCCTCTAGCCAGATGCGGTTTGTAAATCAAAACGATGTTGACGGTAATCCATGGAAACAATCTTGGAGGGCGCAACTGCAAGGTGGTCAAACGCTTCGAGATACAGGCCGTTTAATGAATGGCCTAAATTTCCAAACATTGTCAAACGGTGTGGAATGGGGTTCTGGCGAGGAGTATGCAGCTATGATGCATTTTGGCGGCACGATTCTTCCTAAAACTGCTGATTATCTAACTTTTAATGTGGCAGGAAACTGGCGCAAAGTGAAGTCTGTTGAAGTGCCACCCCGCACTTATCTTGGCATTAATTCTGAGGATGAGGAAAATATCTTAGACATTATTGGGAGATTTATACTTGTCTAATTTCTTTGCTGTGCGTGACGAGATTGCGGAAAAGCTAAAAGAAATTTCAGCATTTAAGCAGATCTATACGCCGTTGAATTCGGTCAAAGTCACAGAAATGTCACAGGTCACCCCAGCAGCACATGTCAACTTTCAGCGAATCACTAAAGTTGATAGCTCGGGAAATTCCAAGGTCAATATGTTGGGCATCCGTTGGGCAGTTACGGTTGCTTGTCGAAATGCTCAATCCCAAATGACCAACGGAAATGTTGTGACTGATGAGGCGGGTGAATTGCTAGAAGAGGTAATTGAGTTGTTGTCAGGTTGGCAGTCGCCATCAAGTGTGCGACCACTCGATTTGATTGATGTGAGAGAGGGCTTTTCAACTGGGTTTGCGTACTTAACAGCAATTTTCGAATCTAAAAAATTCATATAGGTAAAAACATGGCTAAAAAATACATCGCCCGGCAAACAGTCGGGCGTTTTCATTCTGGTGACATTGTAGGTGGTTTAAGCGATGCACAGATTCAAGAACTTTTGGGGCGTGGTGTGATTGAGGAGTTCAAAAAACCTTCAGAAACGAAACAAACCACCCCAACCAAAACAACTAAAGAGGTAAAGGTAGATGGCTAAAAAATATATGTCATTGCAAGGCAAATTTTATCTGTCTGCAATTGCCAATGGGGTAGCTGGTGCTATGCGTCAGATTGGTAACGTGCCTGAGTTTGAGCTTGAAATTGATGCAGATGTTGTTGAGCATCAGGAAAGCATGTCAGGTCAGCGCAGCACCGATTTCACCATGGTTAAAACCACGTCCGTCAACTTTTCTGGGCAAATTGAAGAGTTGAATGAAAAAAACTTGGAATACGTTGTGTCTGGTGAAAACCATTCAATTGTAAGCACTACCAAATCAGCAGTATCACTTGGGACTGTAGTGGTTGGTGATGAAATTAAACTTGATGGCTACAATCTTTCTCAAGTTTCATTTACCGATTCGACTTCGGGTACACCAGTAACCATTGCGGAAAGCAAATACACAGTTGATGCAAAATTCGGCACTGTAATCTTTAAAGATATTGCCGGTTTGACTATGCCGATTTTAGCGACCTATACCACGGGGGCGGTGACTCAAACGACTCTTGCCAATGATTTTAATAAAGAATACGAGTTGTTCTTTAAAGGCATCAATACAGCCAATGGCGACAATATTGCGGTACGTCTATGGCGCACCAAGAAATCTCCAAAAACCACATTCGCTTTGATTCATGAAGAATTGGGGCAGTATCAGATTGAAGGTCAGGCATTGGCAGATGTATCGAAAGCATCTGATGATATGTTGGGGCTTTACGGTCATATTGTGACGATTCCAGCAACTCCTTAAGCTGTTTAATTGGTGCAGGCAGTTAATGCCTGTGCCTAAATAGGATTTCATCATGAATGATTTTTTTATTGCATCTAATAGGCCATTAAAATTGAATGTGGCTGATTTTGATCTTGATGTTCGACAAATCACTATGAAAGATTTTGATTTGTGGCTTGTCGCTTCATCAGAAATAAAAACCAATTTAAACAATATAGAAGTCTATTCAGATGAGATTTTGGAAACCATAATTTCTCAATTTGAAGTTCAATGTTATTCAATGATTAACTTGGTTACTGATTTAGATATTGATTCAGTCATCAAAACAAAAATCAGCAATCCTGATATTTATATTGAATTGCTAAGAAAAACCTTAGAAGCAAATAAGGCTTATTTTTATGAGAAGCCCGTGAAACGCCGTGGCAGATCAGCTAAGCAAGTTGAAAATACTGATTCTTGGTTTGATTCTTTACAACTACTGGTATCAGCAGGACATTCACATGAAAGCATTATGTATATGTCTTACGGTACATATAAGCACTATCTTGATGCTGTTGTTAAAGCTCATAAGCGAAACATTTCGACTCAAGCAGGAATTGTGCGTGTAGCCCAACATGCAGCAGCGAGAGAGTTTAAAAAGTATCTGGATGATTTGTCTGATAAATAAATGAAGATAAGTGATTGAATGCCTAAAATTAAATATGTATATTCTTTTGCTTAAGAAGTTCTTCAAAAAAGTTTATGAAAAAACAAATTTATCATCAAATTGAAATACAGATTAGAAAAAATATTAAATTACGGAAAATGGGCTCAAAAACCAGAGCTACCCCCAAACATAAATATGTTCACGTTCCTATGCCTGAATGTTTTGATTTGGGCAACAGTTCTTATAGGCACGAAACTATGAGGGCGATAAATGCTGTAAAGTACCATGATAACGCCAATTTAAGACCGTACTTCGATTTTACTAATGTCAAATCTTTGACTCCAATGGCTACTATTCATTTTCATCAGATTTTAGATAAACACCCTACAGTAATCTGTCGTGGAAGGTCATCTTCCAATACTGTTGTGTCAGGTATGTTGAGCAAGCTAAAAATCTATAAACGTATGAATATTGATGAGCTACAGTCTTCTCACAATCTAGTTGAGCGCTGGTATACTTTCTCAGGTGAAAATGCAGATTTTGGCGATGATTATGATGAAATCGAAAATGTATTAAAAGATAAATTTGGGGAGGATTCAGAAACATTTGACGTAATCAATACAGCTATAGGTGAGGCTGTGATAAATGTCGTTAATCATGCATACGAGTTAAGTGATACATATAAAAAATGGTATTTATTTTTATCAATTACACCTGATAGATGTAGCGTTATTATCTCTGATTTAGGTCGGACGATTCCCAAAACTATTCCAACCAAAATTACAGATGGAACTTTAGAGCGGTTTTTTAATGTTGAATCTTGGGGGCGGCTTAAAGATGACTCAAAGATCGAGATTGCGACTGAATATCAGAAAACTGCAACTGAAATGCCCAACAGAGGAAAAGGTTTTCAGGACATGAAAGCTGTATGTGATCAAATTAAAGGCTCGGTAATGATGGTTCATAGCAGAAAAGGTTATTGGGCGAAAGGTGTGCAAGATGAAAATAGGTATAAAAAACAAAATTACAAAACAGTTGTAGATGGTACAATTGTGTCATGGTTAATACCATTAAACAATTCTAGTATTGATGTTAGTAAGCACTGTTAAGGTTTAGAAGAGATTGAAATGAACTTAAGTGTAGCTAAGGAATTTTACAGAAGACCATCAGGTCGCTATAGAATACACGGAACATATACTGGCGAAGCTTTTCGTGAGGATGTTCTTTTGCCAAGATTAAACAAGCTTAATGATGGCGAAAAAATCTATATAGATTTCACAGGTGTCTCTATGAATGGATCATCTTTCTTGGAAGAGGCATTTGGAGGTCTTGTCCGAGATCATGGATTCAGTTATTCGGAATTGAGAGATATATTGGTTTTAGATTTTCCAAGAAGACCTGCATTGGTTGACATGGTTTGGAAATATATTAAAGATGCAGAAAATATTAAACTAAAGAATTAATCTGGATTAATAGTGGTAATAGAACATCTCATATGGATATTCAAAATAGTAGGCGCTCTTGGTGGTCTATACCTTATTTTGCAAAAAATACATATGCGCTTGCAGATGAGGTTTTTGAAAAACATTTCTGACGAAATCATAAAAATTAATGATTTTTCGATTGAATTTGGTATCAAAGAAAAATTATTTTTAAGTGATAACGAAAATGCAGAAATTAAAAATCTTGCTGATTTGTTAATTTTAAGAGCAAAAGTCAACAACCATTTAGACTACCTAAATGCGCAGATTGAAGCTTTCCCATATGGAAATCCAATTAATTTTTTCTACTACTCTGTAACAGGCAGATATTTGTGGGAAAAGGTTAAAATTGATGTTGAGAAGTGCTTGCTTGATTATCAAGACTCTCTTTTAAAAGAGACGCTTTTGCTAAAAAATGTAGACCTTAATATCAAAAATGATATTGATCATATTGATGCAGAAAGAATAGATATGATTGTGGTAAATGGTCTTGATATAATTAATACTTTAGAAGATCATTCTAAGAAACTAATTTGATTTAATAATATGAAAATTAAAATTTTGCTCATAGCAGTTTCAATATTAAGTCTGACTGGATGCGATAAAGATTCAGGACAAAAGCATGAAACTAAACCCGAGTCTATTGATTACAAGGCTCAGTTTGAACAATCTGACAAGAAGATTTCTGGGTACTTAGATAAACTGGACAACCCCAAAACAGATCCAATTGAGCAAAAGAAAATTATCTGTGTTGATTGGCCAACAACCTACAATGATGAATACGCACCCGCACTTATTCAATTACAGCCAAATGAATATTCCAAAGGAAAACTGGATAAAGAGTTAAAATCGGCTATCGATTACTATAAACAGAAGCTAAATATCAGTTGTGAATAATCTTGAAAATTCACGGATTAGTGTAAATTAAAATCTTTGTTTATGTGTTATTCTCCTCAAAAACAGGGGGATAACATGAACAAATTTCTTATTTTAGCTTTAGCATTATTTTCAACTTTAGCATTTGCAGACCGAACAACCAATGCAATGCGAACACCATCAGGCCAATTGGTTTCATTGGGTGATAGTGAGTCATCACTTATTGATAAAATGGGACGACCAAAGCCGCGATTCTACGTTTTAAATGATGGTCGACTCTACTGCGCTGCAACTGAATATAAATATGACATTGATTTGCAGCAATATACGGTGATTTTATGCCAAGGAAGGGTTGTTAAGATTCTATGGGAGAATAAGTGATGACTCTCGATAGGCAGCAAACAATTGGGGTGGTTGGAGCTTTATTGCTATTTATTGGTGTGTTTATGCCAGTTGCTAACATTCCAATCATGGGAACAATTAATATGTTAGCAAGTGCCAATGGGTATGTGATTATTGGGCTATCCATTGTTTCTATTGTTGTTGTTTTCATGCGTCAATTTCGTGCCTTGGCCTTAACTGGCGGTATATCTTTGGCGATACTGCTATTTATGCTGTATCGCTTTGTGAGCATCTTTCATAGCACAAAGAAAGAAATGGCAACCACTTTAAAAGATAATCCCTTTGCAGGCTTGGCACACACTATTGTGGATTCTGTTCAGCTTCAATCAGGTTGGGCTGTATTGGTTGTTGCTAGTCTGATATTGATATTCACTGCTTTTTATGCAGAAGATGAAATTTTACGAGAAGATAAGAAAAATTTTGAGCCATTTAAGGATTCTGAAATTGTAGAACAAAAGACTTTTGTTGAACCTACGCCAGTGATAAGCCGTGAAAACAGCCCAAACAAACCTGTAATAGCTCAGGACGCTTTTAGTTATTACGCCGAAAACAAATCGAACGAGAATGAGACGGCATTAAAAGACTGTCCTTTTTGTTCTGAGAAAATAAAAATAACGGCTATTAAGTGTCGTTTTTGTGGGAGCATGTTAGAAGAATGAAATATTGGATTATTGGTGTTGTGGCTTTAGTAGTTGGCATATTTTATTTTATACATCAGAACAATAAAGCAGATTCAGAGCGCTTAAAACAAGCTGAAATTGCCTATAAGCAGAAGATTAGCCAAGAAAAAGCTGCTGAAGTTCAGGCAAAAAAAGATATTGCGGAGCAAAAAGCTCAAGCTGAATTAAGTCGCATCAAGGAAAACCAACTTGTTGCACAAAAACAAAGTGAGAGTCAGAAGGCGCAAATCACATTGGCTGAAACAAAGGTTAGAGAAAAATTACTGGATCCTGATTCAGCTAAATTTAGAAATCAAAATGGCTATTGTGGTGAGGTTAATTCTAAAAACCGCATGGGTGGTTATGTTGGATTCAGTCGTTATATTTACTTTCCTGATGATGGAACTGTCGCGATAGAAAGTGATGCGAATGATTCCATTTATACAGCCAATATTATGAACAGCCTTTGGAAAACCAAGTGTAGTTAATGTAAAAACATCAAAATAAATTATTGCTTTGATAAATATGCTGTTTTGGTTAAACTGGATAAATATTAAATTTATCTTAAAACAAATAAGAGTATTTCATGGGTAGTTATATTGAAGAAAACCTTGCCAGAGATGAGAAAGTAATCGTAAAAGCGCAAGTAACTTGGTTATCGCAATTTTGGTATTTGCTGTTTGGTGTTCTATTCATCATCTCATCTTTTGGTTCTAAAAGCTTGGTTGGTGTGGTGGTGGGTGGTGTTTTGATTGCTATTGCTGCAATACATGTAATCACAACTGAATTGGCTCTTACAAATAGACGAATAATTGCGAAGTCTGGCTTAATTCGCCGTAATACAATTGAATTAAAAGTTAATCGTGTTGAAAGTCTTGGTGTGCATCAAGGTATACTTGGTCGGATCTTTAACTTTGGTTCTATTGTGGTCAAGGGTGTTGGTGGTTCCCATGCCCCAATTCCATATATTGCAAGGCCATTGGAGTTCAGACAGCAGGTTAATAATTATCTTGATGAGCTGGATGATCAAGAAAGAAAAATCAGTTTATAAACTAAAGCACCCTAGGGTGCTTTTTTAAATTTTAGCCAATTTTTCAAAAGACTAACGAGTATCTTGTTTGATTCATTATCGGTTTTTTCTTTGAGTGATTCTTCTAAGAATATAATAAATTCATCCATTTCCGAATTGGGGTTAAAACTATCTTCGAGTCGGGAAACAATTTCCTGATTCATTGAGCGATTATTCTCTTTTGCTGTAGCTACTATTTGCTCCCTGAATTCAGGCGAAACACGAACCTTAAGGGTTACAACTTCTAACTGATCATCACTCATAAAAAATTGACCGAAATAAAACAAATAATAACCCCACTATGGGTATTGACCAATAGACCCAAAATGGGTACTATTTATTTGTACCCAATGTGGGGATATGGAGAAAATTATGGAAGTTGTATATGTGAAAGGTCGTTTAGAAAGCGATTTGCATAAAGAACTTAAGAGTATTGCTGATCTAGAAAAGCGCTCAATTGTGTTTCTCTTGAATGAAGCAGTTAAATTATTAATAGAAAATAGAAAAAACGCGAAAGCATGAAATCAATAGACAACAAAAAAGCCCCTGAATCTTGGCGGATGCGGAGCTTGATTGAAGTCATAACTGTGAGATATGAACCATGGGTAGTCTAGCACTAAGTTTTAATGATGTAAATTTTTCGCCAATAGAGCGTGATGGTCAAATTTGGTTAACAGCAAGCGAATTAGCTAAAGCACTTGGTTATGCAAAGTCAGATGCTATCACTCAAATCTATGAGCGTAATAAAGACGAGTTTAATAGCAATATGACCTTGACCCTCAATTTGAGTGTCAAGGGTTTTGGCAATGGAAACTCTGTAAAAGAGGTTCGAGTTTTTAATACTCGTGGTTGTCATGCAATTGGTTTTTTTGCAAAAACAGCAATTGCAAAATTGTTCCGAAAATGGGTACTTGATGTTCTGGACAAAGAGGTTGGCGCACCAGTTGCTAAAACCCACAAATCAGAACGTACAGCACTGCATGAAGCCCATGCTTTGTTGGTAACCAAAACAAAGCATCTGAATGTAAATGAAGCATGGAAGTTGATTCATCAGCGTTTTGGTGTAGATCACATTGAAGAAATTCCTTACGATGCGATACCCGTCGCCGTGGAGTATGTTCATCATTTGATCGCGCTTTATAGTAATGTTGATAAGCAAACTCGAAACGAATACTGGAAAAATTCTGATGTTCAAGCACTGATGTACTATGCACCTAAATTCGGTAAATTTGTTCGTGATGATTTATATCCCGCATTAAGTCTTTTGCGGAGTGAATTTGCTGCTCAAGTTGTTGGCATGGCTCAAGAAATGGCGACATCTGCAAATGCTCTAAATCGCTTTGCATGGGGTTCTGGATTAACGCATTATGATAAGTTAGGCGGTCAGCCATTGCACACAATGGAATGGTACTTAGCTAAATAAGACGCAACTAAACATAAACCACCTTAGGGTGGTTTTTTAATGCCCAAATGTCAACACCTACAGGGAGTATTTGTCTGTTGACAGCATTACCCCTGTAAGGATTCCAAACCCTATTGACAAGATTTAAGATTTAACCAAGCGAAGCCGATCTAACAAGTCGGCTTTTTTAATGCCTGAAATATGGCAAACCATGACAAATGCCATCGAATTTGCATTCAGGTATTTGTTTTAATGTAAGGAGCGATTTAAATGAATGCGAAATTTAACCCTGTAAAACTTGTTGATGTTAAGGATTCAAAACCTTATACAACAACATTACAAATTGCGATTGGACTTGGATTACAGCATGCCAGCGTCATCAAGTTGGTTAGAACTTATCGTCCTGACTTTGCAGATCTTGGCCCTATCAGATTTGAAATCCGAAAGGGTGAGCCTTTACAACACGGTGGATATGCCAAAGCCACAGAATACGCAATATTAGATGAGCAGCAAGCCACCTTTCTAATGACATTATTAAGAAATAGTCCGCGAGTTATTTCTTTCAAGAAAGCATTGGTTCGAGCATTCTTTGAGGCACGCACTCTCTTGCAGACTGATTATTTTTCTTTAATCCAGAAGCGTGAAGCATTAAATGCAAAACTGGAATGTGAGAAAGATATAGCCAGTGCATGTGGTCGGGGCTTATCTCAATGGAAAAAACAACGAGATGTACTTGAAACCGCTATTGCCAATGTGGATCGCCAGATTCAGCCATGCCTATTTGAAAACCTGAACTAAACCATGCGAATCAATAAATCCTAAAGGGTGACATTTTAATTGTTGCCCTTTTTTATTACCCAAAATAAGAGAAAGCCATGGCAAATAAAGAACTCGTTTTTAAATTGGTGATGGATGCTGATGTAAAGAACCTTGTCAACAATACGAAGCAATCAGAAGATGCAGTCAAATCATTCTTCGACCAAATCAAACAACAGTCCGACCAATTAAAGGCATCAAGTGCTGAAACTGCAAAAGTTATAGAAAATCTAATTCCAAAAGGCACCAAGGAATTAGCCGACAGCTTAACCTTATCCCTAACCAAAGCCACTCAAATCATTGATGGTGCGGGTGATAAAGCGGGTGAAGCAGCCAATAACTTTAAAGATTTTGGTAATAAAAGCTCAAAAGCCATCGATCAGTTAAATGCTGATCTAGTTCAAGCAAAACAGAAACTTGAACAATTCTCTAAAACAAAAGCCACGCCTGAAGATATAGCCAACGCACAAGCCAAAGTTGATGCATTGGAAAAAGAGGTTGAGCAGGCGAATCAGGCTTTTGTAGGGTTTAAAAACTCTGTAGATAAAGCAAACGCCGCAACTGAAAAAACATCAGGTGCAGTGGACGAGGCCAAATCAGGAATAAATGGATTAAAAACAAGCTATACCGCACTTGTGGGAGCGATGGCCACAATCGGTGTGGGTTTGGGTTTGAAAGAACTCGCTGATACTGCCGATGCTTATACCAATCTCTCTACCCGCGTTCAAATTGCCACTAAAGATGGTGGTAATTTCCAACAAGCCATGGCTGGCGTTCACCAAGTTGCATTAGCTACAAATTCAAGTTTAGAGGCAACAGGAACATTATTCACCAAGATTAACGATGTGGGTAAGCAAATAGGGCTTACTCAGCAACAATCGCTTGATCTAACCAAAACCATTAACCAAGCAATTCAAATCGGTGGTGGTTCGGCTCAAGCCAGTGAAGCTGCTATTACTCAGTTATCACAAGCATTACAGTCTGGTGTTTTGCGTGGTGATGAATTTAACTCAATCATGGAGCAGGCACCGGGTTTATCAAGTTCCATGGCCAAAGGTTTAGGTGTTACCACTGGCGAATTGCGGAAAATGGCAGAAAATGGAGAACTGACTTCCGAGCGAGTCATTAAAGCGATCCAAAGCCAAGCTGCAAGCATCCAAAAAACCTATGATCAATTTCCAGCAACCATTGGAAATGCCTTACAACGCATTTCAACTCAATGGGAAATTCTTATTGGTGAGATGAATCAGTCCAGTGGTGCATCTGAAACAGCCGCTCAAGCATTAATGGTTATTGCTGATAATCTCGGAATTATCAAAGTATTCTTTGATGATATATCTGATGGTTGGATGGCTTTTGTTTCTGATGTTGAAGGTGGAATTGATTCAACGACTATTACAGCATTTAAAGATGCAATTTCTTCTGCTTATGACGCTGTAAAAGAGCTTGTTGCCACAGGATACCAACTCGGTAAAACCATTGTCGATGAAATTGGAACCTCAATAACAGCAACGCTATCAATATTTTCCTCGTTTACAGGCGGTGTTACTGAAGCTGGTGAACAAGTCAGCTTTCTAACTCGAATCGGTCAAGGGTTATCGATAACTTTTGGTTTTGTTGCCGATGGCTTAACAGCCTTGAATATTGCTCTAAAATTATCAACTGCTGCATTTTTCGATATGGCAGGTGCTGCAAACAAAGTATTGGCGGCTGTTACCTGGGGAGATGTTAGTAAGCAATTCGCTGCAAACGCTGACTTAATGAAGGAGAAAGCGAAACAATACTACGCTGAGGCTGATAAAAGCGCTCAAGACTTTCAGTCCAAAGGTATGCAACGGCTTAAAGAGGCTTCACAGTCTGAAAGCGAGAGAAATGCCGACTCTGTTGCATCCACAAAGGCTGCAATGGAGCAAATATTTGCAGCCAAGCAAACTGAAGCGACTAATGCAAAAAAACTGGAAGCCGACAAATTAGACGCCGTGCAGGCCTATGCTGAGGCTGCAATTAAAGCAAATGGCGGTGTCATGGATGGCACCATGCAGGCTGACTTAATTGCCAAAGGTTACATTGTCACCTTGGATAATTCTGGAAAAGTCGCTGTTCAAGCAGGGTTGTCGGCAGAACAAGCAGCCGACAAAGCTGCAAAAAAAGAGGAAGCCTTAAAGGTCGCCAAGGAGAACGTCCAAAAGGCAGATGAAACCTTACTGGAATTTCAAAAGAAAGCTGCTGTTGATCGCGCTGCCCTTGAGATACAAATTGCCAGAGCAAAGCAAACGGGCGATCTAACCGAACTTAAATCGGCACAAGATAAATTAAACGCCATTGATCTAAGAGAGGCTGAACTTACTAAAGCTCGAAACTTGCGTGCAGCAGAATATGACAAAATCAATACTGGATCGGGTCAGGTTGCGGAGAATGCATATTCGAGAGCATCTGCTGCCGCAAAACTATTTGGTGTTGACTTAGATGCATCGTTGAACAAGGTTTCAAAAAGCTTTACTGAGGGTGGCAATAATCTAAATGACCTAAGCAATAAATTAACTCAGGCTGGTATCACAGGTAAGCAGGCAGGTGATGTTCTCTACCAAGCATGGGAGCAGTGGCTAGCCAAAGCGCAAAGTCAGGCTGAAATCGATGCAGCTAAAGCCAAGATGGTTGAGTTTGAAAAGCAGGGAGTTTTTTCTACAAAACAAGTTGAACTAGGTACCGCTGCTATTAGTCGAGCAATGCAAAAACTGCCTGATGATATTGATCCAGTTGAACAAGCATTTGAGCGTCTTGGTATCAAAACCAAAGAGCAGCTTCAATTGGCAGCGCAATCCGCATTAGCGGACTTTTCAACAATTCAAGCAAGTGGAAAAGCGACTGCTGATCAATTAAAGGCCGCTTATGAACGTACTATGCAGGCTGCTGTTGCATCGGGTGATCAGGCTACAATTGCTGCTGCCAAAGCAAAAGCAGCATCCCTTGGCTTAAACGTCACTATAGATGATACGGGCAAAGCAACAGTTCAAACCTACGATGAAATGAATCGCGCTGCTGATGAACATGCCAACAAAGTTTCTAACGACGTGACAAATGCTTATCGTGAAATGGGTCAAGTTGCACGCGAGGAGGCCAAAGACACGATTACCGCATGGAATGACGCAATGGCAGCGAAGTCAAAAGCCGATGCTGAAAATAAAACTCAGCGCATTGGCAAAGAGTTCACTACGTATAACTTGTCAGATGTTCAATCCAAACTGACAAGCATGGGGTATGACGAAGCTGAGGCGGCCAAACTCGCTAAATCCATTTTTGCACAAGCAACATCGGTAGATAAGTCAAAAGCTATGGAGGCGCGACAAAGCGGGGGGGTTTACGGTGATTATTATGCAAAAGCATATGAGGACTTAATCAACAAAGGTCAGACTTCAATCTTTGGTACACAAAAAATTGAGGCTTTGCTTGCCAAAGCAATGACTGACACATTAACCGCAAGTGTCAAAAACAAATCGGTTGATGTGAATAAGCTTGCACCGAATGTTGATGTTTCCACACCTACAACCAACATCGAGCAGCCAACTAGTAAAACAGTAAAACTGGAATTTAATATGAATGGCCAGACGGCTGAGGTTTACACTTCTGAAGATAATGCATCATCCGTTGAAAAAATGCTTCGTGAAATGGAAATGCTTAAAAAGGGCATGTAAAACATGAAACTAATCCGAAAATTAACCAATGAAACCGTCACATTAGATGACGGTTTTTTATGGTCTGATGAATTTGAATGGAAAGCGATAGAGCAGTCACAAGACTACGCCGTCAATGGTGCTTTGATTGTCCAAGAAGGAAAGAAGCTCTCAGGCCGACCAATCACTCTGATAGCAGATCAAAACATGGCATGGCTTAAACGTCATGTCGTGAGCAAGTTAAAAACATGGTCTGTATTGCAGAGTGAGCAATTCACACTTCAACTTGAGTATCCGCATGACTATCGACAATTTAATGTGATTTTTAATCATAGTGAAAATGCGATTGAAGCCAAGCCTGTTAAAGATATTCCAACCATTTCTGACGAAGATTACTACAACGTCACTTTAAGATTTACAGAGGTCAACGATGACGATTGAAACCAATAACCTTGTTATTTATAAGTCTGAACGATTGACTGACACATCTGATGGTGGTGGTAAATATTCAGGTCAAGTGGTTGAAGATGGTATTTCTAACAACCTATTCAACGATGTATCTGAGCTTGACCGCACCATGGGCGATGTATCCATGCGTAAGGTTTTCCCTGGTGTCACCAGTGCGGATACAGATGCGCTTATGGGTGCGACGGTGTTTATCTCTGAAAATCCTGTAGATCCGAATGTGTCAGCATTACTTTTCAGCACAGGCAGTCATACTGATACACGTGATGCAGCGCAGAATCGACTAGAAAACTATCTTGCGAAAGGCGGTGTGGCCACTGGAACGCCACTGGATACTCACTGGCAAGGCATGAAGCTTTTGCAAGTGGTGATGTTTCCCAAAGAAACTGAAAGCGCGGTAGGCGACACGCTCGTTTTGATTTCAAATGAAGGTAAAGCCAATCAAATCGAACAATATCTACGCATTACGAAAGTTGAAACACGTATTGCAATTATGGTTATTGACGGCAAAGACGTTGAATATAAGATTGCCACTTATAGCCTAAATGATGCTTTGAAGTCTGATTTTGTTGGACTCACAGCGCGTCAGTGGTACAACGGATCGGTATCAACATCAATTATACGTGAAACATTGGTTGCTGACACTGGTGAATATTATGCAAGTGTTGGTATTCGCAATAATGTTGCTGTTGCAAGTACAACAATCCAAGCCAAAAGCATTTTTACCCAGTTGGTACCAGCATCACAGGTTGAAACGCCGCTACTCGATTTGAGTATCACGGGTACCGCAACTGCCATGATCGGTGCATCTGGAACAATCACGCGACAGATTACAACGACAGTTGGGGCGAACATCAGCACATATATCGGCTCATCAATTTTGCCAAGTTCTGTGAGCTTTACGCTTGATAACAATCAAGTGACAGATAACGCAGGTGAACTAAAAACAGTTTCTGGCAACTCTGTGGGTACCATCAACTATGATACTGGTTTGATTCGATGGGGCGCAGGTTCAGGATCTGGCAGCAAAACGATAAATGTTACTTTTACCCCCATTGCAAAACGTGACCGTGTTTCAAATAGTGACTCAGTTGAAGTCACTCAAAACAGCCAAAGCTTGAACTTTGTTCGCACAATTTTACCTGTTCCTGCACGTGGAAGCTTTGTTCTGAATTTTACAGCTCAAGGTAAAACTTACACAGTGACTGACAATGGTTCGGGCGTGATTTCGGGTGCTGTGACTGGAATTGCGACAGGTACAGTTGATTATGTGACTGGTACAGTACTGGTAACTTTCTCAGCCTTGCCAGATGTTGGGTCTGCAATTGTTTGGTATTGGGCTGATAGTGTTGCATCTGAAGACATTACCTCAAAACAACCCACTCGACTTGCGATTGATTACACACTGTCTAAAACATTGGATTTGACGCAGCCTGCAACCATCACATGGAAAGCTGATAATGTCGATAAATCTGCAACTGTAGCGACTGATGGTTCAATCTCTGGTGATGCTTCAGGTACAGTAAACGGCAATAAAATCACATTTAAGCCAGGTGTCTTATTTCCATTAAGTAACGCATTAACCGTTACATACAACCAATTCACAGGTGGAAATAGTCAAACAGGGCCATACACTTTAAGTGATTTGGGCGAAACAGAAACAATCAACGGAGAAAGCTTTAAGCACTACGGCTTTGGGATTGGTGCTAATTCTGGTGTGAATACCTTGAAATTTACACTTGTGATGTCATCGACCAAAGCAGGGCTAGAATATAGTTACAGCACAAGCGAAGCGATCCTTACCAACAATGTTTTCAATTTTCAGTCGTACGGTAGCGATATTTACCTAATGATTGAAAACAAACAAGTTCGCAAAGTGGGTTCAATTAATTTCACGACAGGTGAAGTTGTGTTTACCGCTTACGCTGTTCGTGATGCATATCAGCGCGTTGTCAAAACCAGTGGTGGTTATTACAACATCCAAACCACGAGTGTTGAGCGTGTTTCCATGCCGTTTACAATTACTGATGCAGCACAATCAGTACAATGTACACTGGGTAAAGAGGCGACCTCGATTTCAACGAGCGAACAACCTGTGCGAAGCACAGGTTTTTATATCGATGTAGTCAAAAATGCTGGGATGGTTGTAGCGCCAGAAAGTGTGTTTTTTCAAATCGCAGGCAAGAATTACTATCTTTCTGGTACAAGCATTTACACTGGTTTTAATTCAAATACTGGCACAGGTACTACGGTTGGAAATTACAACCCAAGTTCTGGGCGATTAGATTTATCAACTTTTAGTGACACGGGTAATAATACGATTGCTTGGCAATCAATTATTCAAGTCGCTGACAATATGCCTGTAGCCAGTGCGGTGTTTAAAATTCCAATTGCGCCAGTGCGACCGCTTTCATTTCAATTGCTTGTGGGTACGCCAGTTACGATTAATGTCACTGCTGACGAGTCTGGAAATATCAATCATGAACGTGTCAAAGGCACAGTGGACTATCAAACAGGCGTGGTTCGATTAAGTTTTTATACAATCAATCAGAATGTCACTATTTCTGAACTGAATGCAATGAAAGCTTTGCGGCCTTGGCTCAATGAAGATTTCTATACGTTGAATACTGATGGTTCGGGTACATACATCGTAAATATGCCGTATTGGTATTCTGCTGATGACATTCGTTATAACGCCGTGGGTTTTAGCTATATCCCACTTGATGCTGAAATCTTAGGCTTGTCTGCGACACGTTTGCCGCTTGATGGTCGTGTACCGATTTTTCGAGTCGGCGACATCGGCATTATCTCAAGCAGCAAATCACAAACGCTTAATAGTGCGGTTGCGGGCTCGATTCATCAACTTGATGATGTGCGTATCTCATATTGCGAACTAGAAGATCAGAACGGTATCAAAGTGCCATATGATCAGTATGTCGTTGACTATGATTATGGAAAAGTAACTTTGGGTGGTGATTTTGCGATAGGTTCACTTGTCACTCCACTGATTGCAAAATATCGCTATCAAGATATGGGGTTGATCAATGATGTTCAAATTGATGGGCGAATTACTTTCACTAAACCCGTAACGCACAATTACGATGCCGAAACCTCAGTTGTTGGATCTGCATTGGTTATTGGTGATATGCAAAGCCGTTATACGTCCAAATTTGTACAGGGTACTTGGAATAATATCTGGGATGACGTGCCAAGCGGTGGGGCTATCTCTGCTAACTATAACGATGCCTTGTATCCAATTAAGATCACTAACAAAGGGGCGATTCAAGAACGATGGGCCATCGTCTTTACTGATACAACAACATTTCGCTGCATTGGTGAAGTATCAGGTCAAATTGCTACAGGCGCTATTAATACAGACTTTGCGCCGATCAACCCAACTACAGGTCTGCCGTATTTCACGATCAAAAAAGAGGGTTGGGGAAGCGGTTGGGCCAGTGGCAATGTACTTCGATTCAATACCATTGCATGCATGTTTCCAATTTGGTGTATTCGCTGTGTGAAGCAATCTGAACCAACCGTTTTATCAGATCAATTTCAAATCATGCTTCGCGGAGATATTGACCGAGCAATTTAAGATCAACCAAGACTGCGAAAGCGGTCTTTTTTTTGTGAGCAGAAAAATATGTCTGGTTTAGTTAAGCACTTTCAAAATGATATGAAAAATATCCCCCAATTAAGCAATAACTGGGGAAGCATGATTAATTTACTTGATAAGGTTTTGGTAGAAGGTTTTAATTTTGTTCCCATCATCTCTGTTGTGAAATCTAGTTCAGATGCTATTACCGCAACAATCAACTTGGGTTCTGGTCATGGCTTTATTGATCGACAAGTGGTGAGAATTGCAGGCTCAACAAACGGATGGGATGGGGATTATAAGGTCTTATCAGCGAATACGGATTCTGTAGTAGTTGAATGTGCGGCGACAAACCCTATCGCAATCAATGGTGCTGCTTCATGCTCTACCGCACCGCTTGATTTTGAGATTGTTTTCCGTACACCCGCGGGAAGCAAGAAGCCCAAAAGGGCATATCGATCTAAAAGCCCAGAATCACTTAGACTCATCTTACTTGTTCATGATTTTTGTGTAAGTGGTGCGGCTGCAACGGGGGCAAAATTTGCAAAGATTGGTGTTGTCTCGAGTATGAGTGATATCGATACGATCACGGGTACGCAAATGCCTTTTGATCCAAAAAAACCAAATGCCAATTGGGGATGGGATGGTACGAATCATGGATGGGCTAAATGGTATTATGCTAACCCCGCGTACTGGAATTCATGGGATCAACGGACTGACGCTGACAGTCCAGACGATGGAAATCGTGGCTATAGCTTGGTTGGGGATAAGAGTAGTTTTATTTTAAATATCTCAGAAAATATGTGCAGCCCGTTATTCGGTTGTGTTGAATTTTTTGATCCAACTTATCAGGGTAAAAATCTATGTCTTTTGGCCAATGGGGCTAATACATCTGCTTTACGACAATCTATAGCAACTTATGGTGGAGGCAGGCAGGGGTATGCTCAAACACTTAATGATGAGTACTACTTGTCAGACAACTCCTTCAATCAGCGTGGTTTGATGTGGTTTGATACGCATGGCATCCACAATCCTGTTGTTTTGGGTCGTTACTATATACCTGTTTTTCAAGGAGACAGTAATTGGGGGCAGATTTGGGGCGCAGAATCATCAAATCAGCATATTTTTTTACAAGAGTTAATTGTCGATAGCTCAAACAACTTCAGAGGGGTGCTGCCATTTTTAAGAAAACCCACAAAAAAAAGTAATGAAACTGTGATAACAGAAGAAGGGAAAACAATTGTGAGATTCTATGCGGACCGTGGACAGCACTGGTTTGGCTTATGCTTGGAGTCACGATAATGTCCATAAAAGTATCCGGGTTTTTATTGGCAACACTTAAATCAGCTTTAATAAGTGGTCATACACTTGAATTGGGTAAACCAGTATCTCGGCCAGTCAGGGTCTATAGTCGATTGAATGGGGCGCTAATAAAAACCACACAAAGCAATGAAAACGGTGAATATAAGATTTATTTGCCGCATGATGTTGCATACACCATGGTGTCAATCGACCCAAACAAAAAATTCAATGCCGTCATTCAAGATAATGTTGTACCGAAATGATTGTATCTTTACTTTAAGTGAGGGGTTTGTGTGTCAAGCTATACACCGCCTGAATCAAATAATATCGTATTAAATTTTTCAGGGGGGAGTTACACACCGCCTGAATCAAACAATGTTGTATTAAATTTTGGTGAAGATTCCAGTAAAACCCAATATGTAACCTCAACTGGATTTGATTCATCACTTTTTGGTAATGTAAAATTTGTTGCTGAAAAATCAAGTATCTATCTGCAGGGCTTTGTTTCTACTTCTTATGGTAATCCAAAATTATTAAAATCTAGATTCATAGTTTCTATTGGATTTAATGCTTCAAGTGTTAGTAATAATGTAGTTTTAAAAAATAAAAATCAAAATATAAAACCTGCAGGTTTTGTGGCTACTGCTTTTCCGTCGTCAAAAATTTATAACTTAAAACAAATACTTAATTTAAACGGTTTTTACAGCACTTCATTTGATAAGCCATTCCTGTGGGGTGGGGTGAAGTTTGTTAATTTAAACGGAATTGCTCAGTCGGTTGTTCCAAGCCCAGTGGTTATCAACACCACAGCCAACCAAACTATCAAAACTTTGGGTGAATTGTTTACCCGAATCGGGGCTTTAACAGTATCGCCACGTACTGTATTTCCTCATGGTATTTTTGGCACCGCCATTGGTATGGGAAATGTTCAATTTCCACCACGTCCCAAGGGTTTTGAAGCATCGACTTATGGAACACCTTGGGTTTCACGTAGCCCACGTCTATACAATGCTTTGGGCTTTGAATCTTTTATTTCAGGCTATGGCAAAGTATTTGATCCAACACAAAAAATTGGAGTTACTGGTGTAAACACAGTTATTGCTGGTGGTGTATTTGGTGATATTCGTGTACGAAATGCTCGTAGATTCATTAACAGCATTGGCTTTAATGCGTATGAAGCTGGTAACTGGTCAAATATTTTTAGTAATCGTAGAGAGTTAGTTCTATCAGGTAGTAAACATTCACTATTTGGTGAGCAAAGAATATGGAATAAGACACCATCATTTACACCACTATCAGTGGATCACATGTTGTTTGGGCAACAATACATTGCTTATGCAATTCGTAAATTGATGGTGTCTGGGTTTAGTCTCAATCGTTTTGGTAATGCATTATTTACAAAAACACCTTCATTTGCACCAATAGGTATCGATGCACCTGAAATACCAAAACCTACTATCAGTGATGCGGTACGTTATCTTTATCAAGAAAGTTCATCAAGTTTTAAATCTGGTCAACCTACAATATGGTTTAGATATAGAACGTTAAAATTTGTCGGCTTTGAATCGCTATCATCTGGGTTACCAAAACTTGAACATAGCAATCGAACTTTAAATATCAATAGTTTTGTTTCATCTGAATATTCATCTTATGCATGGGTATCATATAAATTAAGACATATAGATGTACCTTCAATTCAAAAAGCAAACTATGCATCTAATCATCAGGTAGGACGACATCAAAAAATATGGATTGATGGTTTTGATGCAAGTAAATTTGGTTCACGAATCATTCCTGAATCTAAGACGGTTTATCAAATCAATGCACATTCTGCGACTTTATTTGGTATTCAGAACATTGAATTATCAAAAAGATTCTTAAAACCTACTTCTTTTGGGGCAATGGTTGGACTATCAGGTGATGCAATAGGTCGTTTATTGATTTGGAATAAGCGTCAACATGTTAATCAATATTTTATTGCTGACAGTGGGCTTGTACCACCAAAACAAGGTGGCTGGTTACTGATTGAAAATAAAAATAGGATAATGCATACCAGTGGCAATACCCATACTCGATATGGGTATACCAAAATTGATAACAAGGCAACACAGATTCTACCAATAGGTATCGTACCTATTGAGCCTTCTAAACCAATGATTAGTGATCGAATTAGAAAAATTAAGTCGCAATCAATTGATGCACCTGTATTTTCAAAATGGGCGGTGGTATGGATTAATGCAAGTGTCATAAAACCATCTGGTAGCAATCATTCGACTTTTGGAAAGTCTAAACTGGAAAACACAAGACGATATTACCCATATATTGGAGGATTTGAGTCATCACAGTTTGGTAAAGGAATGGTGTCATTTAAAATCAGGCATCTTTCATTTGAACACCGTTACACGATTGGCCCAATTTATTTACCGTTACCAAAAATTGAGCTACATACGAATTATATTGATCCTCTTGATGTTGATATGTCGAGCTATGGTGTACCTGAATTAGTCATTCATCGAAACATAATCACACCAAGATGGACTCATAAGGATATTTTTGGATTAGAAACAAATATATGGAATTTAACCCCTGAATTAAAACAGCGTGGACGAGATTCAAGTGAATTTGGTGTAGCAAAATTTAGGCTGCAATGGGAGCGATATAACATAGATGGTTATGTTGCATCCTTATTTGGTAAAACGGATATAGCTTTTAGAGACCGTTCTTTCAGTGTCACAGGTTTTACACAATATGGCTCAGGCATACATGTTGTAACTAAAACTGGAGCACCACCATATTCAAAACAGTATATTTATTTAAATGGCCAACTGAATTCTTATGATGAATTTGATCCAGATAAGGGTGATGGTATCAAGCCACCTGATCCACAGGTCTCAAATCCTTCATTGAAAAGTAATGTTATTTTTACTGAAAGTTTTGTTGGCACCATGTTTGGGCGATTGTTCGCACAGTCAAATGGTATTTTAGTTCGACCAGGTCTACAGGAACTCACGGTTTCTGAACCAACAGTTAGCTTATCCAAACGTGTGATTTTTCCTGAATCAATTAAAAGTAATTCTGTTGTTGGCAAACCTAGATTATCACCATGGACAATTTATGCTGTAGCTGAAGCACCACAACAAGCCATAGAAAACCATGAGCCTAGAAATTTGCATTATGTGTACAGCATGGAAGTCTTTGGAGAAACAACCGTAGAGAATAAGCATCGGAAAATATATGTTGATCGTAACGATAGTTATGGCAATAGATATATGACTTCCTTTGGTGCTGTGAATATTGCATTAAAACGTCATTTTATCCAACCGAAAGGATTTTTAGCACAACGTCATGGTGTTCATGTGTTTGGACCATATAACTTAGAACTAAAAGTTTTTGAAAGTCCTTTCACTGAATTATTTGGCAATCCAGCCGTTAAATTCCCATTTGATGGAAATACTAAACAATATATTCGTCCTATCGGGATGGATAGCAAAACAATAAACAAACCTGTAATCGATTTTAGAAACCGACTTATTCGTCCAGTTGCGTTTGATTCACAAGCATTAGGATATTCTCGTTATCCCGATACACCTTATATGTGGCAATCATTGCGTATCGGAGAATTAATTAAAGGTAACTATGCTGGTTTTGAAGCTCTGATTTTTGGTAAACAAAGCATTTCATTAAGAGTAAGAGAGTTAAGAGTCACTGGATTCAATTCTTATGATGATAGTTTTGCTATGGGTGGGTTTAATCAAAAACTTACTGTTAAATTGGTACCGAAACCTAGTGTTCCTGTTCAATTGAAAGCTGTAGGGTTTGTATCATCGAACTATGGAGTGCCTAATATAAAACCAGCAGTACATTATATTCGACCTGATGGAAATGCAGATCAGTACAGAAAAGGGGCATTCTAGTGGCAACTTTAAAATTATTCCCACTTGCAGGCATTAATAATGTTGTTGCAGATGACGGATTACAGCAAGGTGGAGATTCACCTAAGTTATATTTACGTGATGCAGTGAATCTTGATATTACAGATACTGGTCGGATTAAATTACGAAATGGTGCAGAGCGTATATCGCCTTTTAGTTTTAAGAACATTTGGCAAAGTCCCTTGCATAATGATGTGTTTGCAACATTAGACACTGAGTTTGTTAAATTAAATGCACAAACATGGCAACCTGAAATATTAGCAAAAATTGGTCATATTCAACTCTGTTATGAGGTCATCAATAATCTTGTTTATATTGCAAGTGAATTAGGTCTGTGGACTTATGATGGGAAATACGTTCGCTCATTAACAATTGATACGCCTGCTACACCAATTTTGACTATGCTAGATCATGGAGGATCATTGAAAAGTGGAACTTACAGTTTGGCAATTTCATGGTTGCGTGATCAGCAAGAGTCTGCTTTATCACAAGTTACATCTGATCAAGTAAGTCTTACATCAAATAGTAATCTTGATGATCCATCATTTTATAGTATCCAAGTAAATTTACCTTACTGTTTTGATCAATCCATTACGCACGTAAGGATTTATATATCTGATCGTAATGGTGGCGAGCTATTGCATCATTCTGATCATCCAATTAGTACAAGTTCAGTCACAATTAATAGTTTAGATTTGGGTATGACAGCTCGTTTTAAAGGTTTATCGCCTATGCCGACTGGTCGATATATGAAATATTGGCAAGGTCGTTTGCTAACTGCTGATAAAAACATACTCAGATTTTCAGAGCCACTGGCATATCATCTTCATGATGAAAAGTTTGGCTTTGTCGTTATGCCACAACGTATTACTTTTATTCTGCCAGTTGATGGTGGTATTTGGGTTGGTCAAGTTACTCATGTTGTTTTTCTAACAGGGACTAATCCAGCAGAAATGACATTTCAGTCTAAGACCTCTCATGCACCAGTACCCGACAGTGCGATTGAAATTGACAATAATGATATTGGCTCTGATATATCTCAGGGTGGCAATACGACTGCGTTATGGCTGGCAGAGAATGGTTATATTCTTGGTACATCTAGTGGTCAGATTATCGAGCTTCAAGCTGGCATATTAAAAGGAATCACTGCAAAGTCTGGGAGGTCTGTAAGGCTAGGGAGAAGGGTGACAACCATTGTAACGTGATGTCATTGTTTACTTACATGGTACCTGATGATGAACACGAAAGACTTGGAAAATGATTTAAAAGCTGAAAATTACCAGATGACTGAGCAAGGCATCTATTTCCCAAAGCAGGGTATTCTGGCGCAAGGTGAATATTTTGACCGTATTAATGGTGGTGAGTGGCAAACAACTCACAACCTAGTGGTCAATGAAGGTCTTGCGCATTTACTTAATGTGGCAATGGGGACAACTGCGAAACCAGCAGGTTATTATCTTGCATTATTCAGTGGTGCAACAGCACCAGCAGCCAATTGGACGGCAGCAAACTTTGCATCTGTTGCAGCTGAAATTGTAAGTATGACTGAAGGTTATACATCTGCAACACGTCCACAATGGACACCGCAAAATACATCAACCAATTCAATTGATAACTTTAATGCTGTCGCTAAAGTGACTATTGCTACAACATCACAGCTTACTGTAACTGGTGCTGCAATGCTGACAAATAGTACAAAAGGTGGCACAACTGGTACCTTAATTTCAGCATCAAAATACACAGCAGCACGTGTATTCCAAGTTGGTGATGAATATGAAATTGGTTATCGTTTGAGCTTTACAGCAGCGTAAAGATGCATAGTCCACGTCCTTATGGGCTTTTGGTGGTCAATGGAAAGCTATCTGAACAAGATCGTTTATTCATTGACCACCAGCTTAAAAAGTTAAGTAATCAAAAAGCCTTATCAAATTTAGATAGCATCAGACAAGTTAGAGATTTGCCTGATGGTGGTTATGTTATTTTGCAAGACATGGCTGGTATTCTTAAAGCCATAGCCCATAAAGAACTTGATCCATATGCATTTGAAAATGATGGATTAGCAAAATTGTATGTCCCTATGCTTTTTAGTGGTGTAATCACTAAAGCTAGAGTCTTGCAAAATGAAGGTGTAGGTATAAAACTGACTGAACAATGTCGTCAGCGTTTAAGTGATTATAAAAATAATGATATACCTAATAAAGATTTAAAGTTACAACGCTTTACTATTGAACCGAACATGTCTGTTGTTCCTGAATTTTATCCAAAATCTGCATTGATCAGCGATATTGTCACAACGCAATACAGTCAGCAACGTCCAACATGGTATAGCGGTGCTATGGCTGAAGTTATGCAAATTGTAGGTGGATATGGGAAACTCAATTTTCAGGATTTACCTGATAAAACTTATGATCGGAAACAGTTTAATATACCACCCGAATACATAGATCGAATCTCAGAAGAACTTTATGGTGTTCGTTTACCAGGATACATTGGCATTCCATCAATAGATGGTGAGTTTCAGTATAATTATAAGTTTAATCAAACACACGGGATAACCTTTGATAACTCAAATAAACCTTGGTTGACTCGTATTGGCTCAAGTGGAATTTATGCAATGCCTTTGCCATTAATTCCAACAACAACAACAAGTGCTTTTAGAGAATATATTGAAAAAGTTGGGGATCAAGAAATTCTAAACATACTTGATCGGTTTGGTGGTATGCCAAGTGGTGAATCATTTCCTAAAGGCAGTGGGTTTGAATCTTGGCGTAGAGCAGGAGTAATCATTAAAGTATCTGACACCAATGATTTTTATTCAAATATTGCATACAGCATGGCATGTGGGTGGAGTTTTAATCTTAGTGGAACCGAAGGTTTTAATACTTGTTATAACTATGATGAAGATGGAGTAGCTGTCGGTAAAGCCTACAAGTTGAAACTTAGTTTTAGTAATGCAAAAGATAACGGATGGTTAAAAGCGATTGAAGTTAAAGAAGAATATCGCACAACAATTTCTAACTATCTTAGTAAATTATTCGCACTACTAGGCAAGGATGAAAAATCTAATGCAATTTTGTACAAATTACGTCGTATTTCACAAGAAGATTTATATAAACAAGCTTTAACTACAAGCGTTACATCAGTAGATGTTGATTATTGGGATAACTTAGAACTTGATCCAATTGCTGTTTTATCTGGCAATGTTAGTCGGGTCGGGCAAGGTTATTTATTTCCATCTGGTGCAGAGATTAAATTTCCTTCAGTAGAATTACAGGGCTGTATCTCATTTGATTTTTCTGTTTTGGATAAATCTAAAATTCCATCAGGATACATCGTTCGTTGTGACACGATTATGTATGGATATTATATTGGGGATAGCCTTAAAGTAGTCAAATATTTCCTTGATCAAAGAAAATATACCTTAGATGTAGAAAATGACTTTGAAGAATGTATGACTGTAGGATCATGGACTGAAACAGTGTATGAAGGGCAAATATCAGTATGGGGAAATTTCTACACCACTGACTTTGATCGTCGTAATGAATTTGCACCAACTCAAACAGTGACAAAAATCAAAGGTGAAGATCGTGGTTTTGACTCCAAGCCTGTATTTTCTTTTGATGATTTCTTTTCTCAAGTAGGTTCAATTTGGAGAAACCGTTATTTCACTCACAAAAGTGAGTCAACGAAAACTGAAGATCATTCAATAAATATTGCAGTATGTATTCCCTTTCTATGTAGAAATGCATCTTTGTATGCCGTTTCTGAATATGTATCAGGTATTTATAAAACTGAAGGGCTAAGTCTACATTCTGTGCGTGATCCAAATTCGTACCGATATTTTACTTATGATTTTGTCTGGGCATGGGTTGGTGGCTCAGTTGAAGGCAATATGTATACAGCTTCTAAAGCAGAACCATATCCTAAAAATGGTAATCCTGTATGGGTAATGGGTTACAACTATTATCCAGGTGGTTGTTCTGATTTTGCTGATCAAGGAGATTGGCTGGGTGGGTTGCCATATGACATCACTTGGCTTGTACATCCAGATAAGCATACTTGGCAACATTCTGGTGGTGGCGGTGCCCCAAAGGTGCAAACCTATTCAAAAAGTTGGCGAGAAGATGGTAAAACCACAGGGAATATCTATATAACAATTGATGATGTGCCTAGGAAAATAGATGTAATTCCTGCAACCACCTATTTTTTACCATCACCCGATTTATATGTTGGTGTCTTTTATAGAGATGCCTGTAAGGTTGTATTTGGAGATAGTGAATATGCCAATATATCTGAATCTGATCAAAACAATCGTCGATTTAAATGGGGCTATTGCAGTTTGGTTGAAGATAAGTCCGCATATCATTTTATTGGAGTAATTAACGAATGACCTTGTATCGTGATGATATTCAGGAAACAATTGCATATTCCAATAATACGATAGGTAAGTCCAAAGCAGTCACAGAAGAACTCATTAGAATTAAAGAGGATTCTCTATATCGGCTTGCTGTGTTTTCTGGTGATGTTGTTTCAATTACAGATGAATTAGTTGATTCTGCCATTTTTCCAGTCAAAGATGAAATCAAGGTAATTGATCATTTCACTGGTCGTAAACGTCATGTAGATTTTATCCATGATCAAATTATCGTTTCTGATGATTTTAAAAACCGCCTCCGTGCAAAATCATTGATTCAAGATAATATCAGCTCTACAACAGTACAAAAAGATAAGCAACGAAATATAAGTATTGAGCGATTGTTAATTGCTGAAAACCTCAACACTAAAAAATATAGTCTGTCTAAATTAAATGAAGCTTTAAAAGTCAAAGAGGACTTTAAGGCAACTGTTCGTTTTAAAGATTCAATGACTGATGTACTTGATATTTTAGATGTTTCTTTAAAGTCTAAATTACGAGCTTTTACTAACGAGCGCATTATTTATCAAGAAAATTACAGGCTTAAAAAAATAGCACGATCAATGGTTACGGATGTATTGAGGGCACAAGACAGTTGTATCACTCGATATTCTGATTTTATTGTGGATCATGTGACTTACTCAGAACAATATCGTCAGCGTATAAAAGCAAAACAACGTGTCATTGATACGATCAATATTAATGAATTGTCAAAGCAACAGCGCAAATCACAAGAAAAAATTAATGAAACAGTAACGGCATTTGATTTCAATCAAGGGAAAAATTTTGCCAAGCAATTAATTAACGACCTTATTTTTGTTGAAGATGATCATGCAAAAGAAAAACAATATGGCTATGCATGGACAGCAAATGTTGATACATGGGCAATGAGCCGTTACCAAGATTATGGTTTTAGTGAATTGGCTGTAATTAATGGCGTGCTCTATGGTGTTGCTGAAGATGGTGTGCATCAACTGGATGCCAATGAACTAATCGAAGCAAAATTGGTAACAGGACAATTAGATTTAGGCCAAGGACAGTTAGTTCATCCATTGGGTGCTTATCTTGAATATGAATTATCTGGAAATTCCAAAAAGTTGGAAGTTGGTGTAAGCACTACGCAAAGTGGCACAACGCAGACCTTCTATTATTTATTACCCACAGAAAAAGCCGACTACTTGACCAATGGACGTGTTTTATTTGGGCGTGGTTTACGTGGTCGTCATTTTGCATTTGAAATCAAAATATCTGGTGAACATGGTTATATCAATGATTTAAATATTGATATATCTGCTACCAAACGGAGAGTTTAAAATGACAGTTACAGTTCCTCAGATTGATATTGTGACGAAAGAAGTCACTGAAAAACTCGATTATTTTGAGCGAAAAGTAAATACTTATGCAAATGATGTATCAGAAGCTTTGGGTAATCTTACTGAAATTTCTGTTGCGGAAATTACCCCACCATCCAATTTGGCTAAACCTAATGAAACAGGTTTTGAACCACTAGAAGGTTTAAAGGTACCTGAATTAAATGTTGAGCGTCCAGTACCGCCTGTCATTGATCTTGATATTGAACAACCTAAAGAGATAGTGAATCCTGAATTTACTGGTTTAAATATAGATATTCCTGATGCTCCAATTTTTTCAGAGGATTTATCTACACCTGATTTTATTGATGCATCATTGATCCCTGAATTTGACACAGCAATTAATCTACCAACAGCACCTACTTTTAATGTGCAAAATTTTGATGCAGGCAACTTACCAGATAAGATTAATTTAAGTGATTTAATAAAAGATTTAGATTTAAGCGATCTGGAATTACCAGCAACTCCTGAAGCACCAATTTTAAATTTACCCACAGCACCTAGTATGGATGTAATTTCGGTTCCATTAAGACCTGAAATTAATGACGATGTTGAAATGCCTAGTGCACCAACAATTGTCATTCCAGAAATGGATGTAATGGAAAAAATTCAATTGCCCGATTTCAAATATGAAGAAATTCCTGTATTTGAAGGTCAACCACCTGAATTCAATATTACAATCCCAGACAATATTGATGCTTTGATTTCTGAAGCAAGCACAGTTGTTAAGCAAGACTATTATGCTTTTAATACTGAGAGTGCAATTAAGCCATTGGTATTGGAAATCCGTTCATGGTTGGATGGAAGCCATACAGGACTGGGTTTACCAGCAGCGGTTGAGCAATCATTATTTAATCGAGCAAGAGAACGTACCAGTCGAGAAACTGAACGAGCAGTACAAGAAGCTGTTACAGAGTGGGCAAGTCGTGGTTTTTCAATGCCACAAGGGATGTTGGCAAAGCAGGTCAGCGACATTCGTGATCAAGGTAAACTTGCTATTGCGGATTTAAATCGTGATATTTTAATTCAGTCTTTTGATAAACAGCTTGAGCATATCCGTTTCCTGACTGAGCAAGGTATGGCTTTGGAAAAAATGAAGCAAGATATGTGGCTTGCTTATGTTTCTAACACCATGGAACTGGTTAAGTTTCAAATTGACAGTAAAATCAGTGTGCTAAATGCTCAGATTAGTATTTTTAATGCTCAAAATTCTGCATTTGAGAGTTTGATCACAGTTTATAAAACTAAAATTGATGCAACTATTTCACGTATCAGTGCCTACAAAGCAATGCTTGATGCACAGGCAGTTATTGGGCAACTCAACCAACAAAAAGTTGATGTTTTTAAAGCTAAAATTGAAGCGGTTATGACCAATGTTGAGGTATATAAGGCATTGGTGCAAGGTGCAACTGCACGAGCTGGATTGATTGCGACTAAATTTGATGCATATAAATCTGAGGTTCAAGCGTATTCTGAACAAATTGGAGCTGAAAAGCTTAAAGTCGAAGCATATGATTCTCAAATCAAGGCTGAAACGTCCAAAGCATCCATGTATGAATCTCTTGCTCGTATGTATGCAGCAACTGTAGATGGTGTATCTGCTAAAGCCAATGTTAAATCTAAGCAGATTGAACTCAACCTTGAAGCTGCACGTGTAAAAATATCTGAATATCAAGCAAATATTGAAGCGTACAAGGCGGAAATTGATGCAAAAATGGGTGTTGTTCAAAGCAATACATCAGCATTTAATTCACAAGTAGAATTGTTTAAAGCACAAGCTGACGTTGAAACATCCAGAGTAAATACTCAGGCAAGCGTTATTGACTCAATATCACGTACTAAAATTTCTTTTGCAGATGCACAAGCCAAATTTGCTGAAATGAGAATGCGTGTTGGCATTGCAAATAGTGAATCATTGGCTCGATTTGCTGACATGAAATCACGTACAGCGATTGCGGTATCAGAAGCACATTCACGTTATGCAGACCTAAGTTTAAGAACGACGATTGCGAATGCAGATGTTTATAACCGTTATATTGAATCGAAGTCACGCGTTTCTATTTCAAATGCTGAGATGCAAGCACGTTATGCTGACATGAATAGCCGAACCAATATTGCATTTGCAGAAACTCAGTCACGATATAATGACATGCTACTTCGTACCCAGATTGCAAATGCTGAAACAAAAGCAAGATATGCAGATATGAATGTTCGTACCAATATTGCATTTTCTGAAATGCAATTAAAAGAGTATGAAGCCAAGATGCAAAATGCGATACAAAAAGCACAACTTGCATTAGAAGCAGCCAAAGCAGTGGGGCAGTTTTCATCTCAATTGGCTGCAGGTGCGATGTCAGCGATGCATGTTTCTGCTGGTATTAGTGCAAATGCATCTATCGGTGGGAGCGTATCGGAAAGTTCTAGCACAAGTACGAGTCATAATTACTCGTACTAACCCTGTAAGGCTAACGCCTATAACTTAGATTGATTAACCATACATGGCATATATATGGGAGTTTGTCATGTACGGTTTAAAAAAACGCCAAAAAGATGAAAGTGGACTGATTCAAGGTGCAGGTACAGGCACTTCTGACGATGTTAAAAAAAATGTTCCAGCAGGTAGCTATATTATGCCTGCTGATTCGACTCAGCAGATTGGTACCAATAATTTAAAAAATATGGGGAGTCCCACGCCGGTTAATCTCAGTAACGGTGAGTTCCAACTCTCGCCTGACCAAGTTCATTCGGTGGGTGTGCAAACACTTGATGCCATGAAAAATCAGACACATATGCCTGTTAATCAACCTCAATTGGGTTTTAAGCCTGGTCAAAATAAACCTGAGTTATTTTTTGCAAATGGTGGACTGGTACCAAGTGCCTACCCAAGTGCAGATGATATTCGTCGTGCACAACAAAATAGAGTTGGTGGGCCACAAATGCGTGATGTAACACCAATTAATCGTCAACTTCCAGCAACATCAACTACACCTTCAGCAACCAGCTCACCATCAGCAAGTCCAAGTAATCCAGCACCAACAAAAGGTGGGGGTTTTGGCGGAGGTATAAGAAATTTTGTCAACAATAGCAAGCTTGTAAAAGGTGTTGGTTATTTAGGTGCAGCATCTTCTCTATTTGCAAACGCTGCCACACCAAGTGAAGATTATCGAGAACGTTTTGGTTTAGGTGATCAGTCACCAGAAGATTTAGGTACAGCAAAAGGATTTGCTAAAGATTTTGGTGTTCGTGCATTAGGTTATGCTTCAGACTTAGGTAATGCTTTAACTTTTGGACAAGCTGGACGCTTTTATGCGGATAAACAACGTATTGCAAGTGAAGCAAAAGCAGCTCAACCCGAATTTAATGCTAAACAGAATAATCCAAATGCTGTTGTAAACAATCCATTTGGTAATAATAAAATACCATCTACTACACAAACACAGCCTGAAACCCAGACTACATCAAACTCTGTACAAAACTCTGATCCTTATGCTATTCAGCAAAAAGGAAACAGCTTTAGCTATGCTAATCCTGGTGCAGCAGCCCAAGCACGAGCAGATGGAGTTCGAGAAGGTGAAGGGCTAGGATTCAAAGTAAGACCAGTGAATGACCCTCGTGGGGTAGCAAATTTATTTGCCAATACTCAAGAAATGGGACCGACTGAACAACAGATTCAAAATGCAATCGCTCAACGTGAAATGAATTTAGGCTTGAGTATGCGAGGTTATGGTAATAATCCTGTACAAGCACCTCAACGTAATGATTCACAGGAAGCTGAACGTCAAGCTGTAATTCGTGCAGCAAGCACACCAATTGCAGGGGCAAGAGGATTAACTGCTAATCAAGTCCGTACTTTATCTGATTTACAGCAAGGTGAGGATAATCGTGCAAATCAACGTTATACCACTGATGCAAACAATGTTGCTGCTTTACAGCGTGAAGCCATGGGGCAAGCTGGACAGAACTATCGTACAGAACTAAGTGAGCAAGGTACCAATAACCGCTTTAATGCAAATTTAGGTTTTGATGCACAAAAATTCCAAGCGACCAATGATTTAGCGAATCGAGAATTTAATCTTAATGCCACTGAAAAAGGTTTTGGCATTCGTAACTCAGCACGATTAGAGAAATTGTACGAGCAATATGATTCTGCGAAATCGGATGAAGATCGTAAATCCATTCAAGAAAAAATTAATCGTTATGCAGGTAATAAAGCAGATACTGGTAAAGACCGTTATATGACTGTGGGTGGTGGTCAAGTTTATGATAAAGAAGGCGGTTTGATTAATCAGCCACAACAATTGTTTGATACTCAGACACAGCAGTTCGTTAATACACCAGCTGCATCATCGACTAATCTACCAAATGGCATGACACGTCAAGTAGGTACAAGCAATGGCAAGCCTGTTTATGAGGATGCTCAAGGTAATCGATTTATAGGCAATTGATTGGGATGGCCACTTTAGGGTGGCTATTTTTATGCCGACGCATATTACCGATGCAAGATATTCTTTGGTGAAAAGTCCATCCCCCTCTAAGGTTAGACCTTTTTTAACCCTTTATACATGCTATGCACATACCAATAGGAGTGCATCATGTCAGAATCTACCCTAAAACCATTTACAGGTAAACTTGACGAAAATATTGATACAAATCAACAGCCAGCATTAAAACCATTTACTGGTGCACTTGATGGTGAAAAAAAAGGTGTAATGGGACACTTAAAAGATACTGGCTTATCTGCTTTAAAAGGTGCGGTTGCTGTGCCTGAATTGGCTGTTGGTATCATGGATGTCATGTCTGATGGTGCTACCGGTAAAACACTTGAAAATAAAGATGGTGCTATTGGCTTTCGACCTAAAGAAGCTAAACAAGCTCTAGGTGATTTACATACAGACCAATATAAAGCCCAACAACAAGAATTTGCTGATGCTGGTAAAGATGGAAATTGGGTAGATAAAGTTGTTGATAAAACAAAAGTTGCTTTAACAAATCCCTCATTAATTACTAATACTGTCGTTGAATCTGTACCTTCAATGTTAGCTGGTGGCCTATTAGGTCGTGCTTCAGGTATAGCTAATCCTGTTGTGGCTGGTGCTGTTGGTGAGGGTACAGTTATGGCAGGTAGCCAAGCTGAACAGATTCGCCAAGAAACTGTAGATGGACGCTTAACAGCAGATCAGTCATTGGCTGGTGCAACAACTGGTGTACTTGGTGGTTTGCTTGGTTTTGCTGGTGGTCGTCTTGCCCAGAAAATGGGTATTGGTGATGTAGATACAATGCTTGTAACAGGGCGAGCAGGTCCAGCAGAAATCGCAGGTGAGATTGCTTCAATGCCTGCGAAGTCTTTACCTCGTCGCGTGGTAGAAGGTGCTATTTCAGAAGGGTTTTTAGAAGAGTTACCTCAATCCGTTTCTGAACAAATTTTACAGAACTTAGCATTAGATAAGCCTTGGCACGATGGTATTGAAGATGCCGCTGTCATGGGTACTTTGGCTGGTATGGCAATGGGTGGTGGTGCCAATATCTTGTCTGGCCATAATGCTGAAAATGAGCCTCAGGTCAATCAGTCTGAACTCGCTACAACTAATTTGCCTTCAGTACCACAATTAAATACAAGCCAAGATGGTTCACTCGCTGGCGAATATATTCCTCGTGTAGATCCATCACAAGGCAGTACAAATCAAAGCCGAACTGCATTTGTATACGATCAGCCGTCAATGGAAGCTGATAATTTATTGGGCAACAATTACAGTGGTGATACTGATTTTAATACATCTGGTAATTTTGGCCCATCAAATAACCCAGATAGTCCACTATCTCCAGGTGGTGGAAACTATTTTGATGATACTCCAACACAGCCACAGTTACCGTCAGAACGCTTAGGTATTAATCCAAATGATGGGCCAATGTCATCAGCAGCAGCTTTGGCCGTGGATAGTGGCGCTTCGCCAGTTGCACAGTTAACTTTTTCATCGGAACAACAGGAAGGTAATACGCCATTAAGTGATGTCGTACCATCTAGTTATCAATCATTGCTTGATAGCAAAACAAACCAATCACAAATTGATTATCTTGAACAACAGTTTGCAGATGCTAAAAGTGTGCCTAAAAAGGCAGAGATTCGTAAACAAATTGATGAACTCAAAACTAATAGCTCCGTTGCTGAAAATCAGTCAAAGCCCGCATTCAATGCTGATGCTAATCTTTCTGTTGGATCACTTCCTTGGTCAAAGGATATTGCTAGTCAGGCTTTACAACAGTACCAAGGTGATACCAATTCGTTAGCACAGAAAAATCAATCTTTAACGGGTAATGGTGCCGCGACTGATCTTATTTACTATAAAAACTCACCATCATTTAGCAATGTTGAAGTTGTTGATGCAGGTGATAAATCGATTGTTAAGTTGACCAATGCTAAGACAGGTCAGGTAGTTGAGCGTGAATATCCTCAAGAATTAACACGTTTCAATCATTTCTTGGAGGGTACGGTAAATCAAGGTGCAGAACGATTAGGAGTACCATCAGAAACAAAACAAGTTTCAAGGATCGCACCACCAAGTGAGCAGCTTTCTCAGCTTGAACAACAGTTCTCAGTAGCTAAATCTGTTCCACAGAAAGCCAAATTGCGTAAACAGATCGAAACTTTGAAGCAGGGAAATAATACATTCAATTCTGAAGTATTAGATCATGGTGTTTTAAATGTGCCTTTAGCTAAACGCGGCAATATTGATTCACAAATTGATCAATACAAGGCAGAGCAAAGTAAATTATTAAAAGATCAAAGTGAAATCAGAAAAAATGAACATAAGGCAGCTCAAAATCAAGCAAAGCCTTTATTTGAAGCATTAACAGCAGAACATATTAATACTTATGCAAATAAGGCTGGAATCAATGCTGCAAATGCTAAATCAGAATTAAAAAGCATGGCTTATTGGCAACCCCAAAAAGCAATTAAGGTTTTTGAGGCTTTAAAGTCAATTTCGGACCCGAAGTCATCTCCAATTGATACGAATGCACATGAAGCTGCAACGAGTCCACAGAATGATTTACCAGAACCAACTCAGGCGCAGATTGAAGCTGGAAATTATAAAAAGGGACACATCAAAGTTCAGGGTCTAGATATTGCAGTTGAAAATCCTCGGGGTTCTACTCGTTCAGGTAAGCGACCTGATGGAACAGAATGGTCGCATGAAATGAGTGACCACTATGGATACATCAAACGGACTACTGGTGCCGATAATGAGCACATTGATACTTATATAGGGAGTAACCCAGATTCCAATCAGGTATTTATAGTGGATCAGATTGACCAAGCATCAGGTAACTTTGATGAACACAAGGTTATGCTTGGGTTTAACAATCAGGAAGAAGCTACCACCGCATATAAATCCAACTTTGATAAAGGCTGGAAAGTAGGTCCTATCCGTAATATGGATATGGAACAGTTCAAAGACTGGCTTAAAAATGAGGATACATCCAAACCTGCAACTGCTTTAGATAAGAATGGAAATCAAATATTGCGTTCAAATCCTCAGTTAGCGCATGATAATCATATTGAGAATCTGGAAACAGAAAATAATGCAAACTCTATACAAGCCAAGGACGTATCCAGTAACGATACGCAACCAACTTCAACAGATGCCACCTTTAGCAATCGAGATAGCCAATCGTTGGATGATGGGTTGGCAACCACGAGTGGAAGCCTTGATCAAAATGGGCGAGTATCTGGAAGCCCTGAAAAATCAGGAAGAACAGGAACGGACAGTGTACAGCAACGAGCAGAATCGTCATCTGGCACGGCACGAGATAGCGGAACTGTACGGACTGGACGCAGAACCACCGTATCCGAGCGAGAGTTAGACCCTGCCACATCCGAAACATCTGATAAACCAGTATTAGATTTTGATTTACAGAATGAGGAAATTGGCAAGGGAGGTTTACGTCAGAAATATAACGATAATATTGCTACGATTAAAATTCTAAAAACATTGGAATCAGAAAACCGTGTTGCAACACCTGAAGAACGTAAGCAGATTGCGCAATATGTTGGATGGGGGGCATTAAAAGGCGTATTCGATAAAGATAACAAGCAATGGTCTAAAGAATATACTGAGCTCAAATCATTACTTACCGATACAGAATATAAAGCTGCTCGTGCATCAGTCTTAAATGCTCACTTTACATCAAAAGATGTAGTTAATGGCATTGTATCTATTATAGATCGTCTTGGCTTTAAAAGTGGACGTGTACTCGAACCATCAGTTGGTACAGGTAACTTCTTCGGGTTGATGCCTGCCAGTTTACGCAAGAAATCCGAATTGCATGGGGTTGAGCTTGACCCAATTACCAGCCAGATTGTGGCAGCATTATACCCAAGTGCCAAAATTGCCAAGGCAACAGGTTTTCAGGATTTTCAAGTTCCTGCTGAATACTTTGATTTGGTTATTGGTAATCCACCTTTTGGTAACGAGCCGATTGTTGATAATGATCGTAGTCCATATTCAGGTTCATCTATTCATAATTATTTCTTTGCCAAGTCAGTAGATAAACTTCGTCCTGGTGGCATTTTGGCAATGGTGGTATCCCGTAATTTTATGGATGCTAGAACCAACAATACCCGTAAATGGATTGCTGAACGTGCTGACCTTGTAGCCGCAGTACGTTTGCCAAATACAGCATTTAAAGAAAATGCTGGTACCGAGGTTGTTACCGACATTATCGTATTGCGTAAACGTAGCAAGGATGAAGCTGCAAATAATACACAATGGGTTGAAACTGGTTTGCAGGATTTAACCAACAATAAGACTGGTGAAACTGCCAGTATTAATGTCAATCAATATTTTATTGACAATCCACAGCATATTTTGGGTGAACCTACTGCCAACGGTTCTATGTACCGTGCCAATGAGTACACCGTTGAATCTATCAATTATCCTTTGGATGCCTTGTTACGGAATTGGGTTGGCACCAATATTCCTGAAAATATCTATCAGCCAATTTCACGCACTGATGTAATGTCCAGTGCCAATTATTCTGTACCCGATGGTGTCAAAGTCGGCTCATTCTTTGTGAATGATAAAGGTGATGTGTTACAGCGTGGTGATGATGAGTTGGGGGAGAAAACGGCTCAATCTTGGATTTCTCCAAACAATAAGGCAATGGAACGTATGAAAGGCATGATTGCCTTACGTGATACTTTGCGTGACCAGATGCGTTTGGAAAAATCACTTGATGCAGATACAAAGCAGATTGAAGCCAACCGTAAGAAATTGAACCAACTTTATGATCAGTTCCAAAAAGAATATGGCTATTTGAACAATCAGACGAATAGACGTATTTTCCTTGATGATACGGAATCTGCACTGGTGCAGGCATTAGAATTTGACTATGACCGTGGTGTTAGCAAATTAGTTGCCGAACGTGAGGGCATTGAGCAGCGTCCAGAGTCAGCAACAAAAGCAGATATTTTTGCAAGACGTGTGCTTTTTCCACCTGCCAATAATATCAAAGTCCATAATGCCAATGATGCGTTACTTGCGTCATTAAACTACAAGGGTAAGGTTGATCTGGATTACATGGCTGATCTATATGATAAGCCAGTTGATGAAATTTTAAGTGAATTGGGAGATGCCGTTTATAGCGACCCGATTCGTGGTGTAGTCATGGCTGATGAATACCTGTCTGGTGATGTTAAAACCAAACTGGAAGAAGCCCAAGCGATTGCCAAAAATAATCCTGAATTTAAGCGTAATGTTGATGCACTGAAAAAAGTTATTCCTAAGGACAAATTGCCAAGCGAAATCCATGCAACTTTGGGAGCAAACTTTATTCCATCTACAATTTATGACCAGTTTGCCAAAGAAATTACGGGTGTTAAATTTACTTTTCGCTATCTAAAAGCAACTGGTCAATGGATTGCTATGGTTGATGGTACCCCCGACCCTGCATTAAATGTGGGGAAATGGGGTATTGAAAAGATGCCAGCAACAGAAATCCTCACCAGAACAATGGCTGGTCAAGGTGTAGTTGTAACCCGTACTGTAAAAATGGCAGATGGTAGTACACGTACAGAGGTGATGGAGAAAGAAACCGAAGCAGCACGGGAAAAACAGGCAGCATTAAAAGTGGAGTGGCAACGCTGGTTATGGGCTGACCCAGACCGAGCTGAAAATATTGCTGCTATTTATAACGATAAGATGAACAGGATTGTGAACCGTAAATTTGATGGTTCACACCTTACCTTTCCTGGTATGAATCCTGTCATGGCGTTATTGCCACACCAGAAAAATGCGGTATGGCGTATTCTTCAGGATAGACAAGTATTACTTGATCACGTTGTCGGTGCTGGCAAAACTTTTGAAATTGTCACAGCATTTATGGAAATGCGTCGTTTAGGCATTGCTCGTAAACCATTTATTGCCGTGCCGAATCACTTAACACTGCAATGGCGTAGTGAATTTAACCGCCTTTATCCAGGTTCAAATATCCTCGCAGCGACCCCTGATGACTTTTCCAAAGGCAATCGGGAAAAGTTTTTCTCAAAAATCATCACGGGTGATTGGGACGCTGTGATTGTTGGTCATTCTTCGCTGAAAAAGATTGCTTTGCCACCTGAAACAGAACGGGCGGTTTTGGAAGAACAGATCAATGAAATCGCAACAGCGATTGAAGAAATTAAACGTGAACGTGGTGATCGACATATTGTTAGAGACATGGAGAACATCAAGGCTCGTTTAGAAAATCGTATGAAGCAACGTATTCAGAATCTTGGGGAACGTGATAAGGTCGTCACATTTGACGAGCTTGGTGCAGATGCCTTTGCCGTAGATGAGTTGCATGAGTTTAAAAACCTGTTCTACAACACAACGATGCAACGTGTTCCTGGTATGGGGAATCCAAAAGGTTCAGACAAGGCATTTGACCTGTTTGTTAAATTGCAATGGATGTTTAATACTTTTGGTGATGATAATGCCGCAGCGATTGGGGCAACAGGTACACCAGTTTCTAATTCACTGGTTGAAATGTTTAATATGCAACGTCTGTTGCAGTACCCAACATTAAAAGCCAATGATTTGCATGTATTTGATGCGTGGGCGAAACAGTTTGGTAGTGTGGAATCTGTATATGAGGTTTCACCATCTGGTACAGGTTTTAGACAATCTAACCGTTTCAGCAAGTTTAAAAATTTGCCTGCATTGATGGCTTTATATAACAGTTTTGCCGATACGGTAACATTGGATGACCTGAAAGCACAGGAAATTGCACGGGGTAAAACTTTCCCTGTACCAAGAATTGCAGGTGGACGACCACAAAATATTGTTGCCAAGCGTTCTGAACAGGTTGCCGAGTTTATGGGTACACCTGAATTGGAAATCGTAAATGGTCAGCCAGTATTCCAGTTTGACCCACGACAAGGGGATACCTTTGCATTTGCACCACAGGATAATGGAAGTGTGTCACTTGGCATACTTGATGAGAGTGGTTTAGTTAAGGTTTCAGGACTTTTTGCAACGGAACAAGATGCACGTCTTGCACTGGTTGAATATGCTTTAACACCTAAGATTTTTGTTGATGAGAAATCAATTTTAGGGCAGTTCAATAACCTTAAAAAACTGACCCAAGAAACTAAAGGTAAAGTTAATGCACTTTCCCTTACTGGATTAGCAAATAAAGCAGGATTAGATTATCGTTTAATTGACCCGACTGCACCCGATTTTAAAGATTCCAAGATTAATAAAGCAGTGGCACACACCATTGAAAATTATCAAAAATGGAATAAAGACAAGGGTACACAGTTAATTTTTTGTGATATGTCGATTCCTTTATCTGCTCGTAGTGGTTTTGCCAATAAAGAACGTCGGGTTTATGTCAGAAATGACGGAAACCTTGTACATAAAAAAGGTACGATGCACACCGTTGAGGGGCATGAAGATATACCATTCTTTGTGATTAAAGAGGGTAGTGGCAAGGATAAAACATCCTTTGCTGTTTATGATGCCTTATCTGGTCAGCGTATCAAAAGTGGTATGCCAAGTAAAACTATGGCTTTAGAACAAGCTACTACTTTGATTAATAATGACAATTCAAGACAATCATGGGTTGAAGCGATTGAACGAGTTGGAGAAATCGAGCAGGAAGCGATTGATGAATATAACAATGAGCATGAAATTGATACTGAAGCGACAGAATCAATTACACGTGATGATATTGCTGGTTCGTCAGGTGCAACACAGTTTTCTGTATATGATGATATAAAATCCAAGTTGATTGAGCAGGGTATTCCAGAACGTGAAATTGCCTTTATCCATGACTACAACACACCATCAGCAAAGGAAAAACTATTTAAGGCAGTAAATAAAGGTACTGTACGTGTCTTGCTTGGCTCTACCCAAAAGATGGGAGCTGGTACCAATGTACAAGAAAGGCTTGTTGCTTTACATCACATTGATGCCCCATGGAAACCATCTGATTTAGAACAGCGTGAGGGGCGTATTGTTCGTCGTGGCAATAAATTGTATGAGCGTGACCCTGATAACTTTGAGGTTGCCATCTACCGTTATGCCACAGAACAAACATACGATACTCGTCGTTGGCAAATCCTTGAACATAAGGCTCGTGGTATTGAGCAGCTTCGTAATTATGATGGCACATTAAATGAAATTGATGACATTGAGGGCGAAGCAGCCAATGCAGCAGATATGAAAGCTGCTGCATCAGGTGATCCGTTAATTCTGGAAGAAACACAATTACGCAATGAAGTTAGACGTTTGGAAACTTTACAAAGTGCTAATGTTGATGAAAAGCAAATGTTGCGTGGTCGTATTCGCCAGAACCAGCGTTATATCAATGAAACTGCACCAAATCTTTTAGATGAATACCAGTCATTGATTGATACAGCCAATAAGCACCCTGTACCAGCCAATAAAGATGATTTTGTAGGGCTTAAAGTTGGTGGAAAAACATATACCAACCGTGATGATGCCGTTGGTGCAATCAAATCACAACTTAGAAATGCTTTTGCAGGTCAGCGTGAGGTGGTATTCAATTATCGTGGTATTCCATTTAGTTTGGAAAATATCGCAGGATATGTATATCTCAATTCACCAACAGAACAGATGGCTACTTTCGATACGACAAGAGATAAAATGCCATCTGAATCTGGAATGCTTACTCGTTTTGCAAACTATATTGGTCGATTAAGTGACTATATTAATGATGTTAAACATAAGGTTGAAGATGCTAAAAAGCAGATTGAATCTATGTTGCAGCAACTTGAACAACCATTTGCTCAAGCCCATGACTTGATTAATGCACGTGAAGCACATAAACGTGTGCAGCGTCGTCTAATTGCAAAAGGTCCAGATATTCCTACACATCAAAAACCTATTTTGGAAAAGGCAATTGATTCACAACGTATAGAACTTGAAAAGCAGGGTTTAGGGGATGCGCTTAAAGAGTTTGAAGGTATTAATGGTAAATTAAATGATTTTAGCCGTGACAAATTAAAACCTGATAACGAGCGTAGAGATACTTCACCACTTGATACAACTTTTAATGCTTTATCGGTTGTCAGTGCTACTCGACGAGTCCTTTCGGTTCTTCAACAACTCAAACTGTCCACTACACAAAATTCGTCGATTAATGGTCGAATTACTGTTGGAAGTGCTGGAATTAAGGGGGGCTTTGATGTTCAAGTTATTTCTAGCTTTGATGGACTTCCTGCGGAAATACAAAAAGATGCCACATACCAAGATGATAAAGGTAATACCCAAAACTATGATGTTAGTGCTGTTTGGCATAAGGGTACACTCTATGTAGTTGCTGATCAGGTATATGGAGATAATGAAAAACAGCTTACTACATTTGATGCTTATGAGGAAATGTTGGCCCATGAAATCATTGGGCACTTTGGTGTACAACAGATATTTGGGCAAGAATATAAAACCAAGCTACAACAACTCTATAATGCTTTAGGTGAGCTTGAAGGCATCCGCAAAATCGCCAGTAAAAATGGTGTGGATATGGCACAGTTTGAAAGTGCATATATTGAGCCATATACCCAAGGTGCAGAAAAAGGGCTTTATGATCCTCTTAATGTGCAACAAGCTTTAGTTGGGGAATTATTTGCATTTGTTGCCCAAAATCAGGAAAAGAAACCTTTTATAAGCCAGAAAATCAAAGAGGTTATTGGATATATACGCCAATGGTTCCGTGATCGTGGCTTTGATAAATTCCTTTCACGTTACAATGACGCTGATTTAATGATGTTTTTATCAGAAGCTCGTAAGGCTGTAGTTGATCGAAGCTATTTTGGTAAATATAAAAATCAAGAATTTTCACCTAAGAACGATTCTGATACTCCACTTTATAGCCGTAGCACTAAAAGTAGTTCAGGCTCTACAACTCAACAAGTACGAGAGGTATTGATTGATCGTTTTGGTAAAGAGACTATTGATGAACTTGAACGACAAGGTAAGCTTGAAATTATTCAAGATTACTCTATTGAGGGTGTAGAAGGTTTTTATCACAATGGTAAAGCTGTACTTGTAGCATCAAATTTAACCAATCAAAGTGTCATACCAACATTCCTACATGAGTTAGGTGGTCATGCTGGTTTTCAGAATATGATGAACCAAAAGCAATATAATGAATTGATGAATCAATTTAATAAATTGGTTGAACAAGGTAATCCAGTTGCTATGGCTGCAAAGCTACTTGCGGAACGTGAACAAGGTTCTGAGCGTCAACAGCTTGAGTATTTACCATATTTATTGACACTTTCATCAACAATGGAACAACGTAATGTAATACAGCGTAATGCATTACAAAAACTCATAAACAATATAGTGACGTATGTAAAAGCCACTCTATTTGATAATTTTGGAATAAATCTCAACCTTAATCCAAATGATATGGTTGCACTTGCTGAGCGAATGATTGAGAAGTCCTCATATAATGCTGAAAATGTTTCACCATTATATAGTCGTCAGTTTTTTGATAATACAATCAATAATTTAAGTGAAAGTATTAAACAGCTATCAACAAAATCTATCAAGGATAAAACAGGTTATAAATTTACTGATTGGTTAGGTATTGGCTTATCAGCCTTAGGACGTCGACAACTTACTGAAATTTACAGCAAAATTTTACCGCAGTTAAACAAATATAATGAATTGGCTGCTCAAATGGATGCTGATAAAAATGATGCGGGTGCTGAAGCTGATAGTATCGTGCGTGAATGGGGAAATTTAAACGATGAAGAAGCTTTAGCAAATGTAATGCATGATTCGACTTTAGCAAAAATTGACCCAACCAAACCCTATGTTAGTGGAGATAGTATTTCAAAATATAAGCAATTACGGGATGCCTATAATTCACTATCACCAGAAGCTCAGGCAATGTATTTAAAAGCGCGTGATGCTTATAAAAAGCACTATGCAGAAGTACATCAAGCAATTAAAGAGCGCATCTTACGTTCTGAATTATCCAATCAGAAAAAAGCGGATTTACTTAAACAGATGGATGATAACTTCTTCGGATCTATCAAAGGGGTATATTTCCCATTGGCTCGTTTTGGTAAATATGTAGTGGTGATGCGTAACCAAAATGGTGAAGTTGAAAGCGTTAGCCGTGCCGAAACCATGGGAGAAGCACAGGCATTACGTTCTGAACTTATACAGAAATTTCCACACTATAAAGTTAATAAAGTGAAATTAGATAAGGAATACAACAAATCCAGAGATGCTGTTGGTCGTGGGTTTATGACCAGTCTATTTGCAGAGGTAGATAATTTAGGCCTATCGACTGCGGAACGAACTGAATTTGAAGATACTCTAAGTCAGCTTTATTTATCTTCTATGCCTGATTTGAGTTGGGCAAAACATGGGATTCACCGTAAGGGTACAGCAGGGTTTAGCCAAGATGCACGTCGGGCATTTGCACAGAATATGTTTAGTGGTGCTAATTATCTTGCTAAGTTACGCTATGGTGATCAGTTAGCACAGCAGCTTGATGAGATGCAAAAGTATGCTGATGAACAGTTTGAAGTGGATGAGGATTACGATCAGCGATCTGCTCAAAGTGTCATCACTGAAATGAATAAACGTCATGACAACTTAATGAACCCTAAAGGGCATCCTTTATCAAGTGCATTAACCAGCTTGGGCTTTATTTATTACCTGGGGCTATCACCAGCAGCAGCTATGGTCAACTTATCGCAGACAGCATTGGTGGCTTATCCATTGATGGGTGCTAAATGGGGCTTCGATAAAGCGGCAGATGAATTACTGAAAGCATCGAATGACTTTAGAAAGGGGGTAGAGTTTCACAAGGTGAAGTGGGAAGGATCAAAAACTGACCTTTACAAAACAATTAGCTCCGATATTTCTAAATTTCTAAATAAAGATGAAAAACAGGCTTATGAAGATGCTGTGGCGCGTGGCGTGATTGATGTCACTCAGGCACATGATTTAGCAGGAATTGCACAGGGGGAAGATAGTGGTGTGATGTGGAAGACACGCCCTATTATGCGTGCTGCAAGTATTATGTTCCATAGTGCTGAACGATTTAACCGTGAAGTTACCTTTATTGCAGCGTATCGCCTAGCACGTCAATCAGGTGAAAAGCATGATTCAGCATTTGATCAAGCTGTAGATGCTACATACAGAGGGCACTTTGATTACAGTTCTGGAAACCGCCCACGCATCATGCAAGGTAATGTGGCCAAAGTTCTTCTACTGTTTAAACAGTTTGGTCAAAACATGCTTTACACATTGGCTCGTCAGACCTATCAGTCCATTAAAGGTGAAACGGAAGCTGAACGAAAAGAAGCCCGTAAATCACTTGGTGCAATTTTGGCAATGCACGCAACTTTTGCTGGTGTTCTCGGTTTACCGATGGTTGGAATGTTGTTGTCGGTTGCATCTTGGATGGGCGGGGATGACGACGAACCTTGGGATGCAGAAGTCGCATTGCGTAACTATCTTGCCGAAGCATTTAATCCAACCATTTCAAATATGTTGATGAAAGGTGCGCCACGCGGTATTGGTGTGGATATTTCTAGTCGTGTTGGTATTAATAATCTTTTATTACCAGACGTACAAGAAGGGTTAGAAGGTAAAAAATGGTGGGATTCGGCAGCATCGGCGGCTTTAGGTCCTATTGGCGGCATTGGGGCAAATATCGCAAAAGGTGCTCAGGAAATTTCAGAAGGGCATAATCTACGTGGTGTTGAGAGTATGTTGCCAGTATTTCTTAAAAACTTTGCCAAAACATACCGCTACAATGATGAGGGTGTTCAGGATAAAACGGGTGTTTCCATTATTGATGAAGTTGATTCAATGGATATGTTGATACAGGGCATGGGTTTTTCACCGTCTGATATACGGACTGCTTATGAAGGCAAATCGGCAGTTTATCAGCTTAACCGAAAGCTCAATGAGCGTCGTAGTCGATTAATGGCATTATGGTCACGAGCGAAAATGATGGATGACCAACAAGAGATGGATGAAATTTGGGAAGAAATTCAAGGTTTCAATGACAAAAATCCATCACGTCGTATAACTAGAATGAACCTTAATCAAAGCTACCGCAATCGCCAGCGTCGTATTGATCGTGCAGAAGATGGCATATATTTGTCACGGAATCGTCAAGATGCACGTGAAGCTGGTTACTTTGCTTTTGGTGAATAATTAGTGATAGAAAAGCCACCTTATGGTGGCTTCTTTAATCTTCTATGTTTTATAACTTAGTTACACTGCATTTGCCCACCAACACCCTGACATATTCCACCAGTAGAAGGGAAATAAGTATCACCTGCACCACGATTATAGCGTGTGCCATCTGAACCCCAACATCCTGCACCATCACAGTTAGTTATTGTGGATGGTTGACGTTGTGGCATAGGTGCAGAGTAAGAGTTATTTGAGTTTGAATAACTATCACCACTTGAAACATTTACACCATTCATTGCTGCTAGGGTTCTTAATTGGTTTGCGGTTAACTGACCATTTTGAGAACCTTTATATGGCGTACTAGCTTCCTGAATAATTTTTTGACGCAATGCTTCATCTTCAGCAGAGCGTGTAGGCTGACGAGGCACAGTATAAGTATTTTGACGAGTGCCCTGATAGTGATTTACATACGTGTCAGGAATGGATGAATTAGAGCGATAAGTTTGTTTAGGTGCTGGTGTACTGGTTGTACCCAACGATCGTAAAGTTTCTATATTCTGTTGCTTAGCACCCTTAGGTGGTGGCTTACTTGAATAGGTAACATTACCTTTTGCATCAACCCATTTGTAAACCCCTGCATATAGATTTACTGGAATACACAGTAAAATAAATGTTGTAATTTTTAATACACTCATGCGCATCTCAAAGATAATAATTATATGAAATTACGATAGATTAATTTTAGAGCAGTATCAACCCCCTGTAAGGTTCGCTAAATAACCCCCTTTAAATAAAACTCTACGAAATAAAGTAGAGTTTTATTCGGGGCAAGTTATGCAAGAAAACACAATTCCATGGATCATCAAAGTTGTGCCTGCCGTAGTGGGGGCTATTCTTGCCCTGGTATTAAGTGGTGACATTGATAAAAACGGAAAAATTCAAGTTTCTTTGGGTGTTATAGGCAAGTTTCTATTCAGCGTTTCAGTCAGCCTTTATGGCGGTTCAGCATTTATTGAATATTACGAATTATCAAAATATTCTCACATGGCTCAAGGCTTTGTGATGCTTATGTTTGCAGTTTTTGGATTATTAGCGATTGGCATTGTTTATCAGTCCATTGCATTGATGCATGGTAAGCCTTTATCTGAGGTTATTAGTGAGGTCAAAGCTGCATTTATTTCAATACTTAGTAATGGTAAAGGTGGGAAAAATTGATGAATACTCTTGATATTACAAAACTTCAAAAAGCCGTTGGAGTGAAAGATGATGGAATTCTTGGGCGTAATACTTTAACAGCTGTATTTCAAAAACTTGGTGCTAATCCTGCACGAGCTACTGAATTAGCATTAGCAGCAAATGTGCACTTAGAGACATATTCAATCAAGACGCAGTTACGCTTTTGTCATTTCTTTGCTCAACTTGCTCATGAAAGCGGAAATTTTCGCTATATGGAAGAAATCGCATCTGGTGCAGCTTATGAGGGGCGAAAAGACTTAGGTAATGTAAACAAAGGCGACGGTGTGCGTTATAAAGGTCGAGGACCAATCCAGTTAACTGGACGAGCTAATTATCGCAAATATGGTCAAGAGCTAGGAATTGACTTTGAAAATAATCCGACAATTGTAGCATTACCCAGTGTTGGAATGCTTGTAGCTTGCAAATACTGGTCTGAAAATAACTTAAATGTATTTGCAGATTATGATGATGTAACCACGATTACTCGTCGTATTAATGGCGGTTTAAATGGCTTTGATGATCGTAAAAATAAACTTTCTATGATTAAAGGGTGGTTTAAATGATTGATGCCGTGCTAGGTAAATTTTAAAAATACATCATTTTAGTCTTGATGATCTTTATTTTTGGATATGTTTTTTATGCCAATTCTCTTGCTGGAAAATTGGCAAATGCTGAAAAAGTTAAAACTAAAGCAGTAGCTGATGCTATTAAGCCTTATCAAGATGCAATTGATCAGGCTCAAGAGGAAAAAGCCGCCATTATGCAAACATGGTCAGCTAAAATTATAGAGGTAGAACAAAATGCGATTAAAAAAATACAAGATGCGAATGCTGCCGCTCGTAGTGCTGACTTGGCTGCTAATGGGTTGTCAAAGCAACTCAGTGAAGCCAACAAACGTTTGTCCAGTGCTCCCAAGCAAACCATCATTAACTACACCATTGCCAACTCAGAGCTACTCGAAAGTTGCACAGCAGAATATCGAAGCTTGGCAGAAAAAGCTGATGGACATTCACTGGACGCAATGAGGTTATACGATAGTTGGCCAGTCAAGTGAGAGATGCCATTCTCTCACTTATTTTATAAAGCAAAGTTTCATGATTATTCTCATTCACCCAACGATATAATGTTCTTTCAGGTATATTATATTCTCGACTTACTTCTGGAATGGTCATTGTTTTTGACTCAATTTCAATAAAAACATTATTTTTTCTATTGTAGGCTTGCTCAGTATATGTTGCCCATCGGCAATTATCTTTGGAATAACCTTGAGTATTATTGATTCGATCAATGGTGTGATTATTTGTTGGGATTTTACCCATATCTGTTAAAAAGCTTTCAAAAGAATTTAACCATTCACTGCAAACAGTAATTCCCTTTGCACCATAATTCTTATAAGACTTGTGATTTTCATTTGTACATCTTTGAATCATTGACGACCATATTGAATATTCTTTGGTTTTACCTCTTGATAATGCACCATGTTTTATATTCATTGATGATCTGCTTTTGGGTTTTGCTTTATTTAAATCTGAAATATAGCACCCACAGCTTTTGACTGATTCACCATGTCGTAACAGTCTAGTTTTACGAATACAAATACTTCCACAGTCACAGATACATTTCCATCGATATCCATCACCTGATTTAAGGGGTTCTAGTCGTTCTAATGCAACTAAACGACCAAATCGTTGGTTTGTTAGATCAATGAAAGACATATTTTTCAGCCCAAGCAGCAAAATTCTATTATACGTGACAGACTAGAATATTAAACACGTCATTGATGTCAGGCGACTAAATGAAAGTTGGCCGGAACTAAATAAAACCCTCAATTGAGGGTTTATTTCTTGATAAGATTTGAAATATCGGCATCAAAATATTTAGTAATATCAAACCATTTTTCTATTTCTTTTTCCCATTTATACACACGTTCATTTTCAATTTTTAATACGTCTAACCCTTTGATGCTAAAGTGAGTCGTATCATTTGGAAGCTGTTCCCAATCAATAACCCCATTATCATTAAACCAATTTTCCCAAGCATTTTGTATGTATGGGACCACAAAAGACTGTTGCACATCATTCCATGCAAATATGTTCTGTATATTGGATTTTTCTTTATACATATCTTTAACACTTTTAGTCGGGCGGAATGATTTCATAAATCTTTCCAACTGTTCTTTAATAAAAGAAAATTCAGTATTTATAACGTCAGGTGTTTGAACTTGAGAATAAGCTTCCTCTGCATCCGCAATATCAGCAGCTGATACATACCTTTGTTTTAAAGCAAATTTAGAATAATTATCGTCATATTGTTGTCGGGCAAATTGAATAGCTGTCTGATAATCTAAACGTTCACCACGTTTTCTTAGGTTTACATACCGTTTAAGACTATTCCATGATGAATGTAATGTAATTGTTTGAAGTTGCGGTATCGTAAAGCCATCCTCTGCATAGCGTGTTGCAGCTTCATGGCGTAAATCATGGAACCTTAAATCTTCAATTCCATTTAAACGACATGCTCTACGAAAATAATCACTGACCGTCTGTACATTGACAGGCAATAAAAGCTCATCACTATAACCCAGCTCCAGCATTCTTTTTCGAGTAGAAGGTTCGAGTAATTCTTCAATAATGAGGAGGGCATTAGGCTCTAAATGGGCAAACTTATGATTTCCTTTAGAACCATCTGGATTTTTAACGTCTCTGATCTTCCACTGACTATTTTTTTTATCAAAATCATCTAAACGCATTTCACATAGTTCACCTTCACGACGACCTGTATAGATCGCAAGCCACATGACCAGGTGCATGGGAATGGCATTGCGAACTCGTTTCCAGCCTTTATAAAAGTGATTGGTCAGAATATGAAGTTCTTCTGATGTGATTAAACGATCACGTTCCTTTGATTTAGTAACAATACGAGCTTTTTTTAGACCGATCAGCGAATGTGACAATTCATTTTTTGCATGTGCAACATCTTCACCCCATACAAGTTCAGCATGGTTTAGGACTGATGAAATATGGGATAAATCTTTTAATGCAGTTGCTGGGGCAACTCCATCTATCATTTCAATTGGATTGCCTTTTCGTCGTTCAATAGCAAATGATGAGAAATCTTGACGTGAAAGGGTATAAGCATCTTTATGTGCAATATCATAATTACAGATATTTTTTAGTGCTGCAGTCTTGGTATCAGCAAATTCGTCACTAATTTCATCTAAATATTGAGTGATGAATTGTTCTAAAGTTTTTGACACAGCCTTAGCTTCTGGATTTAGAATAGCAGGATTAACTAGAATCTCTGCTTCAAGTCGCTTAATCCATTCTTTGGCTAATGACTCTTTTGCAAAAGTTCTTGTTTTAATAAATGGTGGTAAGCCTTTACGAGTTATTCGTATTTGAGCTCTGTATCGAGTTTTACCATCTGCTGTAGTTCGTTCTGCAATTGTTCCCAT